CATGAGTAACCAAGAAATTCCACATGAGTAACCAAGAAATTCCACATGAGTAACCAAGAAATTCCACATGAGTAACCAAGAAATTCCACATGAGTAACCAAGAAATTCCATAAAATATGAAAAGGTAACAATTTTATATTTACAATGGTAACTTATGGTGCTATAATAAACATAAAAGTAGAGAAAGAGAGGTTTTACATATGGCTAGAAAAAAGATTGGACCAATAACCAGTTTAGGAAACGGGGACAAACTTACTGTCCAAAAAAGTTTACCGCTGTTTTCCCTGTGGCGTTCTGAGCTATCGCTTGCAGAATTTAAAATACTCGATACATACCTATCGCGCATAGATAGTCACAAGCCGGAGAAACGAGTTGTGGTATTTGAAAAAGGTGAGCTTGAAAAGATTCTAGGAGTAAAAAAAATCAACAATCAAGACCTCAAGGCAAGATTAAAGCATCTTATGGGAAATGTAATAGAAGTGCAAGATGATAGTGAAAAACAAGGTTTTAGATTGGTGACGTTATTTGAAGAAGCAACGGCAGAACAAGATGATTACGGTCTGTGGCAAGTAAAGCTAGAGTGTTCTCAAAAAGCAATGAAGTATTTTTTTAATATTGAAAACCTCGGATATCTTCGGTATAAGCTGCGCTGCATAACATTACTCACAAGCCGTTACACTTATATCATGTTTACGTATCTTGAGCAAAACCGTTTTCGAAAAAATTGGGAAGTACAGCTTGATGAATTAAGGCAAATACTTGATTGTGATAAAGAGGAACTGTATAAAGAATACAAGTTTTTTAATCAAAAGATATTGAAACGTGTTCAGAAAGAAATGGATGAAAAAACTGAATGTCGGTATACATACGAACCCATTAAGAAAGGGCGAACGGTAGTTGGTATAAGATTTGAAGTCGAAACATTGCCTATATTGGAAGTGCAAGTTCCAGAAGCGCCAGTGCCAAAGGAAGATACATTAGATCGTCCGCTCTGGGAAAGTGCATTGAATGAATGGGAACTATCACAGGCACAGCTAGAAGAGATACAGACGCTACTCGTAACAGTACCAGTTCATAAGCTGCCAAGTTGTCAGAAGGAAGATCTGGAAAAGGCTTACTACCAGTATATGGCACAGAAGGCAGCAGAGATTAAGCGTAGGAATGAACAGAAGCCGATTCGTAGTCGATTTTTGTATTTGCGAAAGCTTATACAAGGAGATATATCATCGAAAGCAAAACAATCATCACAGGCAGCTGCTAAAGGCACTCAAGTATTCCAAAACTTTACAGAACGCCAGGATAACAACTATACAGACAAAATTATGGACAAGTTAAAAAGCGATTTAAAGGAATTTCAGGAAAATCAAAATTGCTAAAACATCAATAGCAGGAGAATTTGCTTCCCCTGCTATTTTTTTATTGGTTCAGGTATTCACTCCCGAACTTTTTTTCAAATTCGTTTAACGCTTCTTTGTGAAGCTTGAAGATATGTCGTTGTGTAAAATGCAACTCATCTACTATTTCACACCATTGTTGCTGTGCGACGTAGCGTTTAAACAGTATATTGTAATGCTTGAACTCAAGCTGCTCCATTTGAACAATGATTTTAGATTTTAAATCCACAAAAGAATCAATCATTGAATCAATCTCGCGTTCCATATCTATCAGCTTGCAAATCGTAGATGCAGTCTTGTCTGTGACATGTCCAGTTTGCACATTGACATCTTTTACACAGCTCGGAACTGAGCAAAGCATATTCTTTAACTGTGTTTTTTCATAAATCTTGTTTGATATTTTAAGATCAAGTACGCTAATTTGTGAAAGATACTGTTTTGTGTTCATAAAACCTCCAATCTTAATAGATGCTGTTAATGATTCTTGTTGGTCTTGGTTTTCTACGCTGTATGCGTAATGCAAAGTTTGCAAATGCATCTGGTACATCATCAAGCTGCTTTTTTCCACTGGTGGAATACTGAGCCAAAAGAGACATCATTACTCCATATGGCTCTTTTGGTGTATAAAGCTTTTTGTCTTTAAAGACAACGTGCTGCAATATCCAGTTTGAACACTGATATATTCTTGCTTCCTTATTCGTTTCGGTCATTCGAGATGATATGTTGCAAATCCAGCCTTTCTCAAGAACACGTTTATCAACTTCCAGAGAGACACGGTCTCCGCCACTATTGCCCTCAAACTCGCAATCTTCAACCTTGTTGTCAGCAAGGAGATCTGCGGAATTTTCATACTGAGCTTCATAATCAGAAGAATTGCTGCATACGCAATCTACGCAGTAATACAAATCTTTTCCTTCGTACTTTATAAGTACTGGAAGAACGAAGAAATCAGTACCTGTTGATTTTGTATCGGCTTGAGCAGTGATACGTTCAATTTTTGAGGTAGGAAGTTCCTTGTATCGCATGATTTTTTCTTCTGGAAACAGCAGTCCTTCTCTTTCGACTGGCTGTTGCATGTAAAGGCAGTTGTATGACACATCATCCATCAACAGCGCTTGCTTTGCAAAGAACTCCTTTGTAAAGCCACCTATTGCATAGTCAAAGTTGCTGTCGCCTGTCTCTGGATCAGTAGCAGGAATGGAAATGACTCTTACGCGGTTATTCCCGTCATATATATCTATCAGCCTTCCGATAACATCTTGCGTTGACCAGCGTGTTGCTTGCATGATTTCTTTACAAGGATTATTATTGCTATCAACTGTTTTTCGCTGCAATGCATCTACAGTATAAGCTCCCCACATCTTGTCAAGGTAGTTCTTGTTCAAGGCTTCTTCTAGGCTACCTATCATATCATCAGTAAGTAAAAATTTGCTTGCACGAACTTTTCCGGCACTCTTCGCGCCTACAGATGTTGTTTGCAAAGATGGAAATGGCTTATATTTTCCAACATTGAATTGTTGCATCAATGCATTTGTTGATGTAATTTTTAAGTCTGGGAAGATATCATGCCAAGCGTACTCAAGTGCATCATCAACCATTTGATAGACACCATCGTAATACATTCTTGTGATATCGCCTGAGTGCGAATAAAACAAACTGTAATCGTCTGGGAACCAACCAATTACGGCTGAATGGAAGAACTTGAGTAGGGTCGTCTTGCCTGTTCCGGGCGGCATGGATATACACAGAATGTCGTACTTATCATCAAGCATACCTTGATAAGATTCTATAAGTTGGAACTTCTCAAACTGTTTAATTTTGGGTTTGTAGAACATCTTCCGAGGTTCACGCTTGTGCTCTAAGAATAGTAAATAATCATTGAATATTCTTGCTCGTGCACCATTCAGATAAGTCTGCCAATACAGTTTGTCCCACTCGTCACCCTCTACTTTTCTGTTACGATTGCAGTACCACCTGACATAGCTATTTACATGGTCGCCATACCCTCTATACGCATCAAGATTCTTAAAATCACGATTTGGTATAAACTCATTAGCGTCAAGCAGGATCAGTCTTGCTCCGCCACATAAGGTGTTGAGTTGACTGTATGTAGGCTGCATGATGATCTGGCGCTGTATATTCTCCACACGTTCTTTGTGCTGTCTTAACTCTAACAAAAAAGAGGCTCCTCCTTTCTTAACATTTAAAGAAGAGCCTCCATTTTGGCTGTTACATAATCACCATTTTGATTATGCCGTTTTAATTATTTTCTTACTATGTCTTCTCTGTTTACCCAACCGTAGACGTTATCGCCTATGATGTGATACTGATGCTTGCCACTCTCACAAATACCTGTTACAGTTGCAACCTCTGGAACTGCAGTGATTGGCCTGTCGGACCATGCCGACATATACTGTTTATTGCCTGTGAATTGGACTTTATCGCCTAAGTTTATAACTTGTGCGTTAGCATTTGCAGAATAGCTGTAATAGCCACTTCCTGCCTTTGTAAAGGCATATCCGCAAGCCTCTCCCGGCCATACAATCTTATACCAACCAGAAGCGGTGATTTCAAGGACCTCTACGGCTACAGAAGTCTTGATTGTATCAAGCTTCTTTGCAGATGTATCTGCCCCTGTGCGGATGTTCATAGGCGTGAGCGCAACTGCTGTTCCAATACCCTTGCCGCAGAGTGTAGTGTTACCAGTTGAGATAATCTCGCACTCCACTTTAGAGCCATCATCCAGTACTACTACAGTATGTCCCTGTACAGTTGTACACAGGATATCTCCACGCATCTGATATGCTGAGGACTCTGTACATTTTGGCTCACGGATGATTTGAAATTCATCTGTAGCATCCAAAACCTCAACTTCGTTGGCAGTAGAAAACCACGGAATGTCGCGCTGCAAAGCACATGCCACGCATACACGTACAAGGCTGCTACAGTCTGTCTCCACTGGCGTGTTAACCTTGCTGCAATCCCATCCGTACTGCTTAGCCTTGTCGTACAAATCCCAAGACGTAGACTGATCATAACCGATATTATTATTTGCGCACGCTGCTTCCATACACTGTGCGATACGCTCACGCACTGCTGCATCTTTGGCACGGATGACTACCCACCCCTTATTGTGCAGATACCATGGCTCAATCGCCACCTCAAGTCCTGTCTGGTCGCCGGCCTGTCCGCCCATCACTTTTCCATTCTCATCAATTCTTGCTGATCCTACTCTAACCATTTAATTTCCTCCGTGCTGATTCCATATTCTTTCATATTCATCTACCCATTGTTGAGCAGAGTAACAGCGATGTTTCTTTATTTCTTCTCGGACATCGCTCCACATCACAAAATAAGTATTTATTATAGACTTTCGAACATAACAACTGTATACTTGGCTAAGATGATATATATGTTGGTTACCAACATATGCTTCAGTATTATCAAAGCGACTTCTTTCATCAGTCAAACTTCTGTCGTACATTTCTGTAAGCCCCATATATAAACAGGCTAGCTTGTAATAGTCCGATTTCTCTGATTCTATTCCTGTTGGAAAATATCGAAATTGAATTTTTTCAGCAGGTAGCTTTTGTATGCCATCGGCTAAGTTGCTTTGTGGAGCACAATATTTTAGATTCTCCATTTTCCTCCCATCATTTTTATTCAATATACCAATCTTCCGCTAAAAGATCTTCCACGCTTGGAAGATACATTGCAAGTGAACCGTCAATATAACGCATCTGAAGATATGGATCGCAGTTAAGAAGCCCTTCTCCGTTATCAACTTCTAAATAGGCATCCACTGTGCCTATATCACAAGGATGGCCAGCTGGTAAACCTTTGCGATATAAAACAAAACGTCCGCTTCCATACCAACACATTCGGGCGACTTTATAACCTTGCTTTAGTAAATCTAGCGCTTTGCTAAATGTGAATAATTGTTTTCCGTTAGCTGTTTGCGATTCACTAGAATTATTTGCAATTTCCCAGTCTTCTGCAAGCATTCCCATAAAAATATAAGTCATATCAGCAGTGTCAGGAATGTTGAAAAGTTCTTTAAGCTTTCCTGAATCGTGTTTCGCTATTAAGGTTTTCTTTGATTTGTCGTAGTACCAGACTTCATTCCATTTCTTTCTTTTCATTGGAATGCCTTTTTTCATATTGGAAAATGCAGCTCTGAAATCCATAGTACTTAATCCCCCTCGTAGATGATATCTAGCCCATATGCCGAAGCAGCATTATGATCGAGCCAACAACCAACCGCATTTTTCCATCCTTTACAAAAGTAAATTGCGTTAGAACGGGTTATACGAATAAAAAACTCAGCAACAAAATATTCAGGAACGGTGACTACGCTGCTTTGCTCAAGAGAAGCCTTGGAGTTGTACCATTCTCCTAAAAAAGGAACATCTATAGGTTCATACCCCATTTCTTTTAAAGTTTGAACGGCTTTTTCTCTTGTGGCTTTAATTTCTTCAATAGTTTTCCCACAAATTGGCTGCGAAATCATAGCCATCTTAGCTCTGCTGTTAAGGCTCTCACTGTTCAAACGCCAAACAATCCAATCATCGGATGCAATGTTTGAAAAAGTATAATCTGGATTAGCTGTTTTTCTAATGTCAAACTCCTCACCATCTTTTGTGTGGATAATGATGGTCTGCTTTTCTTTGGACCAGTACCAATAGCCTGCCCATGACGGAAGCTTTATCAGTGCACCCTGTTTCATCAATCCAAATGCTTCTGAAAATTTCATGCGTACTCCTCCTTCAAATCATCAAGGCTATAATTGTTGTCGCTAAAAATACAATAGTTGTAAGCATAAGCATTTTTTGATTGCGTTTTAGGCTATAAAGAGTGTTGAATGCATCGGCAACGATCATTTGCTCACTGGAATACCGGGCTGTATAATTGCTGCCGAGTAGTTCTTTTAAAAAATCATCTTGTATGTGACTCAGACGTTCAAAACGCTTTCGATAATTTCTAAGTTCCCATCTAAGATCTATTTCTGTATAAGTACTCCATTTATCGCTTTGAATGGCTTCGCAAAACTTTTTGTATCCTTTGTATTCTTCACTACTTCGAATTACATGAGAAGAACAATTCAGAAATTCTTTTGCTTCTTCTAGGCGCAGATACTCCTCTCCTGTCCATATCATTACATTTAGACCATTTTTTGAAGCTTTTAAGGCGTCTTCGTATGTCATAAAAGATTTATCTCCTTTCCTAAGTGTTTGGCGACAGTTTTCTAAGTTTTCCGCACTTTAGCACGGCAAAATTCATTTCCAAACTCTTGTTATGGTCCTTTAAAATTGAATGTATTACATATGTTTACATAGTAAACGTAAAGTTTACTCGTGATGAGTTGCCTTAAATCCCCATTCTGGCAAGAAATTGATCTCATAATGGTACTTGTCTACCTCCGAACCAGAGATATCCTCGACAACGTACATGGTGTAGTCATTCAGATATACATAATCTTTCTGATATTTGCCTTCGGCAGTCTCAATAATGACTTCGAGTTCATTTGATGAATTGTTCTTTAATGCAAATGTTCCAGTCAGCTCCAAAAGGACTGTATCGGTTCTTGCGTTCAGAACAGTAAGCTTCCTAGTCACGTTGAAGTTGTCTGCCTGCTTAGAGATATTAGAACTTACCTGATCAGCTTCTGTACAGCCAATGGCTGCGCCAGAAAGCATCACTGCGGCTGCAAGGGTAACAATTAGTCTTTTTAATTTCATCGTCCATGTCCTCCATTGGTTGATTCGTTAAATCTTTTTACGCCATTTGAAAAAATATCGGGATCTTTTTCAAAACAAATGTAATGGCGGCCAGTATTCACAGCTGCTATTGCAGTTGTCATACTTCCAGCGCACATATCAAGTACTGTGTCGTTTGGGTTACTATAAGATTTAATCAAGTATTCAATAAGCGCAACTGGCTTCTGCGTAGGATGTACAGCTGATTTCTGGACATCTTTCGGAAACCTTAATACAGATCTTGGATACCTCTCTGTGCTATCGTAAGTTGTTAAACTGTATTTTTGATAATTTGTCGTTTCCTTACAATTCAATTTATGGTTTGCTTTGCTTACCTTTCTGGGATTACCAGTAGACTTTTGCGGATTGTATGTAGGAGTTTTTTTATAAAAAACACAAATATCCTCGTGTGATCTGAGTGGCATTCGGTTTGCATTTAAAAAACCAGTCGGCTGATTCTTTTCCCACACTAGATTGTATCTCCAATTTTTTCTATTGCTTTGCATCAAATCAGCAGTAAACATTCCACTCGCAAACAATATAATAGCTCCTGTGTCTTTGACGATTCTGTCAATTCCTTTCCAAAGCTCAGCCAGTGGAATAGCAGCATCCCATTTATTATGAGTTATTCCATATGGCAAATCTGCACAAATCATATCAATAGATTTATCCGGAATATCTTTCATGCCAATAAGGCAATCAATATTTTTCATATAGTCAACAGTCATCGGCACACAACCTTCTTGCTTACTTCGGCAACGCTGATTCCGGCCGCAGTTCGCCGTACCTCAACATCTTTACCTTTTTTGAGTGCTGCCGCTATAAGGGCGGCTTGCTCCACAACTTTTGTTTGTAAATCGTCTTTAATCAACTAATCCTGCCTCCTTCCACGCCTTATGCAGTTTCTCGCCATTCCATGCAATCCAGTCAACCATTTCTTCGTTTATTGCCCATCCCTGCATCGAAAAATTTGAGTTATAGACAAGTCCAGACTCGTTAAGGAAAGCGTGTACAATTTCATGCCTAAGCACTTGTTTCATTCGTCCTGCTGGGTCAGTTGCGATTGGATCACAGTCTGGGTTGGCAGTCTGGTCGACGAGGAAGATTTTTTTACTATATGGGTCAGTCCATCCATCACAACCCTCACACGTTTTATACTGATCGTGTTGAACTACTGTAATCTGATACTCACATCCGAGTATCGTTATACTATTTTTTGGATTCATCATGTTATTATCTCCTTTCTACAATTCAATCGAACACATTCCGATACACTGCGGTGTGTCAAAAATCTTTTCTCGCATTCGCCTGGTGCAGACATATCTGCCTTCCTTCCAGTTAATGCGCTCATCTTTTCCTTCATCGCATGTTATGGTCAGATCTCCGACATCGAATGGATTTCCATATGCTTTCCAGTCTTCGACAATGTAGTGGAACATATCTTCGACAGAATCAAAGATTCTCATTTCTGCCATTGCGTCGCATAATACTCCTCTGTGTGGTCTATATTTCACCATGAATCAGCCCTCCTCAAATGCATAGTCTTTGATCTTATTGTCAACGAATCGAATCTGGCTCGGATTTACCTCGCCCATCGTGCCATCATCATACTCTACAAGCCCAAATATCATGCTCATTTGTCCCTCAGGGCAACCACCAATATACAAATCCGCTGCAACAGGCTTTGCGAAGTTTTCCCACATATGGAATAATGCTTTCTTTTCTTCGCCGTTTTGTTTTACAATACATGGACGAACCCCAAAGTTGATTTCTATATTCTGCATTTGCACCTCCTAGTGTACATGTATACTTGTATCAACGTACATATATAGCTAGCATAATGTACGTGTATATAGCTAGCAAATGTGCATTGGCAAGTTAGAACAAGTGTTTATAGAACAGCATTTCTCGAATGCTGCCAGACATGTAGTGCGATAAACTTTTTACAATCACTCCATGTTTGCTGCCGTAATCAGTTTTTAGATACTCTTCAATCAAAACCTTATTGCTTTGAAGGTCATCATAGTCATCTTTTAAAGATTCTGGTGACTTGATATAGCTTCTTGCAACTCGTTTAAGGCTCTCGTCTGATAGATTCTTAGCGTCAAAGCCTGTAGATGCTTTGTATTGGTGGTTAAACTCAAAAATAATAGCAGTCAGGCTGTTATATTCCTTGTCAACCCAGTCATTTTCCTGTTGCTCTGTAGTAAAGATGTTTTTAGGATTGTTCGAATACAGTCTATGAAGCTCATCTTTAAGAACTAGCTCCTTAGATTTGATAAAGTCATCCGGATCAACAGTAGGTTCTTTCTTTTGGGGCTTGCCACCTGAGTTTTGAGCACTTTTAGTGCGCGAAACCATGTATTTATCTCTATTGTCAACTTTAGTTGATAATAGAGCATGTTCTTTATCTGTATCACTTAAACTACTGTTATACTTAATATCTATTGTATTACTTATCTGTGGACTTTTTTCAACCCCACCCTGTTGATTTTTCTCCATACCCCCACATGGATTTTTTTCCATGTTAGAAGAAATAGATTTTTCATTGACAAAAGAATCAAAAAATTTCTGAGTGAGGATAATGATTCGCTTGTCGATTTCTTTAGTGTTTTCTTTGTATTCAAAGATTCTTTCAATCAATCCCAGTTGCTCAAATTTCAAGAGCATCTTTTGAATACTATTTTCTTTTAAGCCAATGAAGTTGGCAAAATGCTTGTTAGAAGCAAAACAGCCTTTGCCTTTTTGAGTAAGGCTGTATATCTCAATTAACAAGAATTTCTCCCTAGGACTTAAATCTGGTGATAAATAAAGACGTTCTGGAATCCAGATTCCTTTAAAATCTCTGCCCTCCGATATTACTATTTCTTTTTTTGCCTTCTCTGACATCTGTTTTACCTCCTGTGCGATAATGTATTCCTGTGATTACAAATCAGTTGCCAGGCAGTCACAGGTTCTGCTTTTCGGGAGCTACCCTAGGCAACTGGAGCGCCGCGAGAAGGATTCGAACCCTCAGTCCTGTTACAGATCACCGATTTTCAAGATCGGCCCAGTACCATTGTGGCATCGCGGCAAAAGTGGGTAGAGTAGGACTCGAACCTACATATCCGAAGATGACAGATTTACAGTTTGCTGCAATACCAATTCTGCACATCTACCCAAATACCGCCTATACGGTTGCGGCTGACTTGTCCGCAGGTTGATTCTCACGGGGAGTCACAGTTGCTACTTTGTGGGAAAAGAGAAAGGAGATTTTAAAAGAAAAAAACCACATCGTGTGCAAACTGCATATGGACCCTCTGGGACTCGAACCCAGACCCGGCTGCTTATGAGGCAGCTGCCCTAACCTATTGAGCTAAAGGTCCGTATGTGCCATATGGGACTCGAACCCACGACGCCTTGATTAAAAGTCAAGTGCTCTTCCAGCTGAGCTAATGGCACAACAGGGCTAGTTGGAATCGAACCAACAGTGCAGGAATCAAAATCCTGTGCCTTACCATTTGGCGATAACCCCAGCGTGATCTTATCCTCACAAACCACTGGCTGTCAAGACAAGATTTATCACAAAGAACGCAGAAAGCACTACAGAACTGATAAGTCTTTCTCTGGATCTTTTTTCGTTAAGCCACCCTATAATGGTGATCAGCATAAAGATGTTGAAAAGAGATGCCAGAATGCGGAGAATAAGAACAAACATTAAATATCTCCTTCCTTTCTATGAAGCGAATTTTCAGCTTTGAAGCCGTCAGGATAGCGTTCCCAAAGCTTCTTGTTGTTTTTAATCGCAATATCCTCAAGAGAGGTATCAAGTGCCTCAGCAGTAAGTGCCAGATAATACAGCACATCGCCACACTCCTTGATAAGATGCTCTCTATCAAATGGATGCCCCTGAAAAATCTGCTTTTTAAGAAGATCAACAAGCTCACCTGCTTCACCTGCAGTACCGAGGATACCATTCATAAGCATGTTTTCCTTTGTTGCTTTTGTTACGTCTGATGCGGTTCTCATTACACCGCGCTGATATTCATTAAATGTCATTTCGTTTCCTTTCCAGTGATAAGATCACTATACGGCAATGTTTCAATCCAGTCGCAAAAATCTCGCCATTCGTCCAGTTTATGGTTTTGACGGGACTTATGAATATTTGCCAAAACCTCATAATTCAGCATAACATTCCTAGTCTGATTATAGCTGCTCGGCAATAGCTGAATCATCTGCCACCAGATATCCTTTTTGCTCGGGCATCCATTGATTTCAAAGTCATCTGGATTATAGTTGACATACATTTTTCTATAATCATTCAATGCTTTTATTGTTTCTTCCAAAATTCTGCGTGTTCGAACATCAAGGTGATCGTGACTAAAATCGTCCCATGTAAATTCTTTCTCAGCAATCCTATGCATAGTACTACATGAATTTGCAACTGTACCGACCTTGTAAGTATCAAATTCTTTCCACCAATAAAGTGGTGCTGTAATACGGACATAAACCGGCATCATCCGCATATATTTACGATGATCTGTTCCGGATTTAGCCAATTTGAGCATGAGTGTGCGATCATTATAGCCAAGTTTATATTCCCCATTTCGTGGGCAAAGATCGTCTCCAGTGCATTCGGCATTACACAATTCTTCACAATAATAAACACATTGATAACCACTATCACTTTTATTCCAACTATTCATTGGATTCCGTATCCCTTCGATTACAAATTGCATCTGGTCAGGACTCGGTAACACAGTATGTTCTAATTTAATCATAAAGGCTCCTCTATTTTGAACACTTCTTTTTCGTATTCGATAAAAGATTCTAAAATTTTATCGAAAAATACATATTTGAAATATTCTTGAAGTTGGCAAGTATCAAGGTCTTTCAGCAGCCAGAGCTCAAAAGCATAGTTAAGGCGCCACGGAGTACCATCACATGTTTTTTTCTCAAAAGTAACAATTATGCGGTTAAAATGTGATGGAATAGTCTTGGCATCAATTCCAAAAGACTTGCTAAGCTTGATTAGCACAGAAATGCATTTATCTATATCACTCATAGACACTCCTTTCTTATCGAGTTGCTGATAAAATAATCTTGTTATTACATTGCGGACAGATGATGTAATACTCTTTCGCTTGAATAGGTTTTGGCAGTGAATAGTCTAGCTCAGCAGCTAATGATTCACAAGACGGTAATGTGTTTTTTTGGACATCAGTTGCCTCATCATAACTTAAAAGTGCACCGCAATGCGAGCAACCAATTTGCTGTAATGTACCAGGTTTCAGAATTTTTATCATTCCACATATCCTCCTAAATTTCGGTTAATCACCTTGTCAACCTCGACAGACTTGACGATAAAGTGTTCACTGATTTCTTTTTCAATTTCAGAATCACTCATTCCATCGTAGTATCTAGCATGGTCGCGATATTCATTTATGTTTTTTTTATATTTAACTTTTGTTTGCTCAATAGCGGCTTTTACTTTATCTTTGGACTGAAAGACGCCAATCAATTCGAGTGAAGAACCGTAGGAATCAAAATAGGAGTCAAAGGTTAAAACGAAAACTCTCATAAGACATCCTCCTAGCTTCGCTTTGAGGCAAAATCTTTAAGTGTTCCAAGAAGTGCCTCTTTTGACCTAAATTCTGGAAGCTCCAAGATTAAAGCAGCTCTGCAAAAGCTGATTGTAGCATCAAGCCCCAAAACAAGCTCTAATTGTTCTAGCTGTTCTTTACCTATAGTATTTGCCATTGAATGAGCTGAAATTGATTGTGGGGCATTCTGCGGCTTTACAGCGGTATTTTGAGGACTTGACTTAGCAGCCATTATATTATTCTGCTGCTTAGCCTTAACCATAAAGTCCAAAATGTACTGACAAAGTTCCTGACGTTCTTTACATGCTTTTATTTTATTTGTGTCAGGATTAGGCACAGCTGAGAAATCGTTGATCTGCTTTTGATATCCAGAAATAACACCTTGTAACCATGTTGTTGCATTTTCAAATTTTGTATTTGCCATTACTCCTCCTATTCATCCAAAAGGGATATCGCTTTAACAAACTCGCGAGGAAAGAAAGCTTTTGAGCTAGAAGTGCAAGATACGTAAAACAATTCTTTGTTGGTTAGATAGCCATAGTATCCGTCTTGTGGATTACAATAAGCTTCTATTGTTTCGCTTGTGCCGTCAATAAATTTAACTAAAACTAACTTTGTGTTATTCATTGCTTATTCCTCTGGCATGTAGTAGATATCTGGTGAGAAGCTAGAAGCGGAAATATTTAATTCCTCAAATACCTCGGCTGCTCTGGCTGGAGTCTTATACTCTGCAAGTACCATGTCTTGGTTTGCAGTCCTTGCAAAGATAGTTTCATCACGTCTCAACAAAGCAACGTTATAAAACTCAACAGATTTGGTTTTACACTGTGAAATGATTCTCATTAGATAACCTCCTGTTCTTGTGTTCTATCTGGCATGTAACCATTTGGGTAACGTTTATTCGTTCACGATTGATTCCGTGTCCTTCACGGCACAACTGGCAAACCAGTATGTCACCGCAATGCTGACATTCATCGGTTATTTCTTTGGTTGATATTTTCATTAGTCTGGAACCTGCATCAGAAGTCTAAAGGTGTTTTTACCTTTCACTGTCACGAAGGTTCGAGTCCCAGTAAAGTGGTTATATGGATTTTTAAAATCTTTCATCTGGAACAATCCTTGCTTACGGTATGTCTCGTAAGGTTTTAAAATGCCCTTGGAATCTTTGTAAATATAACCCTTAGCAATTAACCATCCAGTAAATTCTGTTTGACTATACCCTAATTCTTTAGCTGTATCTCGGAAGTTTGTAAGAAGATTGCTGTTTACCAGAGAATCAAAATACTCAGCCTTTGGTGCTTGCTCCTGAACAGTTTCGATGAGCTTCTGCTTTTCTTCTTGTTCTTCAATCCAGCGCTTTGCTCTTTCAATTGGGTCTTCGATCATGTAGGAATCGGGTTTGCACTCGTTAATACTGTAAGAACCAGTTTTGCGGATTGAAGGAAGAACATCTTTAGTTACCCATCGTCTAAAGTCACGTGCTTTGTCTTTACGGCTTTCCAAAATTACATCATATAAGCCATCTTCATTGACAAATAACATATCTTGTTTTCTTCCAATCGAGTCGGAGATGGGGTATTTTGAAACTACCTCATCTGAAAGCCTTTGATTGACAACCTTTGCTGTAAGCTCTAACGCCTTGCATAAGTCAGTCAGGCAAAACCATGCTTCACCATTAACTATTTGTGTTCTGATATCTCCAAATTCTGGATTATTAAAGATTGCTATATTATTCATATAAACACCTACCTTCCTGGTATGCCTTGGCATTATGGCAAAGAAACTGTCAAGGCTCACAGCTTTCGGGTCGCGATTCCCTATCTTTGCCATATGTGTAGTTACGAGCTAAAAGGGGCTTTTTATTTTGGAAAAATATTTTGGGGACTAAGTAGCCCCATGCCGGGGGCATGCTCTCAGACCCCTACACCCCCTTTTTGTGTGATCATCTGGCAGGCTGTGCGGATGGTTGCGGCTTCTGCTCCGTGGCGGCAAGACCTGAATTGTGTGCATTTGTATATACAAAAGCAACAGTGTTTTGCTGCCCTGGTCTGAGTATACGCACCATTGACCGTTAAAAGTTCGTAAAACAAACATTATACGTACTCTATGTTACTTTGAAGATTAACACAGATCAAGAAACCTTGACTAATCTTAATTTAAATCGTCAGATAATTTGAAATCCGATAGTTTAGGGGCTTCTGGTTCTGCGTCAATGACTTTTTCCCACTCTTCCGCCGTTATCTGCTTGGCTTCTGGTGCTGTCTCAGCTGACAAGCGGAACTCTGACGCGTTGACATAGTCGCTATTGTTAGTAAGATCAAAAATTGCAAGCACTGGCGGCATTTTGCCAGTAAATGCAAGCTGTTTCTTACAAGCTGTTATAACGCCTTTTACCGCGTCTATAGTAGACTTCCAATCACTGCCACGCTTTTCATAGCCCGTGATCATGTGCCGCGTAACTCCCAAAAATGCCGCCCAGGACTCTATATCAGGCACTAGGCGCAGCTTTCCGCCTTCCGTTGGGGTTTTGTTTACGTTCCGGACAAATGTCAGATACTCTTCTGAGTCGTGCTTGAAACTTTTTAGCCCTTCGGGAGAGTTGCTATACATGGGCTGTGAGCCTTTTTCACGTGCCCTGGCTAGCCCCTGCAGAGATACGTCAAGGATAGCATCCAGTTCGTCTCCGTCCATGGTTTCTGCAATATCCCTATAGCTCGGCATTCGTTTTCCTCCTCTTGGCATTCTGTAGCCCTCCTTTCCCTGTATTTCTTTTTGTCGTGCGTATATGTGGCTATATCTTAGCCTTTCCCCTTCAAATGCCTTCTAGCCGCTTTCTGTGCCCTTCTAGCGCCCTTCTGTGCGTGCTCATCGTGTCCAGCTCTCACATGTGTCCGCCTCTGGCTGTCTGTCTGTGTATCTCTCGTCTGTTGGCTGTCTCTGGCTTGATGATCTGTCTGTTGTCAGCTTCTGCACTCTGTATCTGTATATACTTAGATACACTATACACATACCTACTTACCAGATATCTATATACTGTACATACAGATATACATATACCTGTACAGTACATAGAGATATACTATACATATACCTTGTACATACTGTATCTATACTTACTCACCTTATATATACTGTACATATATACCTATACTGTACATATAATATATATTATCAGACAATATATTATATGTACTATACATATACAGATATTATATACATATACACCATATAATTATAAATATAATATAAATACACTGATAATATATTAAATATACCAATAATATATTAAATATATATACCATATACATATACAGTAAATATATATACTGTATATATTATATATAAGGAAGCGACACGGAAAAGCTGTAGGCCTGGGGAAAAGAAAAAGCCCACGACCAGAAAAAGAAGCACCGTGTTTTAGCACGGCTTGGAATCTTTTCCGATCATGGGCTATATACTCTATATATCCATATCTAGGCTACATATAAATACTATATATAGTAGCTTGATTACATAATACAACAATATGAGGTGTAAATCAAGTTAAATATTTTTAAAAACGTAAGTTGCACAAATTAAAAATTTTACGGTTGAATGTCTGAAAATAGGCAAAGAAAAACGGCAAGCTGTGCGCCTGCCGTGCTTCTTTCTGAATTTTTAAGAGTTGGGATAAGCCAAAACAAAGCGCTCTGTTGTAGGGTCCTCTTTGATTACGCTTCCGGGATACTCTCTAAGCTGCCGTTTTAACTCCTTCAGATCTGCATAGGCTTCTTTTTGGTAGCTTCTTAGCTCCTGTGAGGTGTAGTTGTGTAAGTAGCCGTAGCCTAAATTGTCATCTATAATTGCGTTCTCGTGCTCTATGATCTTGTCATACAGTACTTTCTCTATGTGCCCATCGTCACACAACACGGACACATATTTTTTTTGCTCTCTTTTGTGTGGTTTTTTGAGCTTGCTTGGGGTTGGCGCTGGAAGACTTTTGGGAGTGCCTACAGGTAAAAAGCCCCGGTCTGTTGCTCCCATCTTTACGGCGAGGCCATCGGCTAGAATCTCGTATACATCGCCTACTTTCGAGCACTCAAAAGCTCCAGTTGACAGTTGTAATTGTAGTTCAGTGTAACAGTCAATGCCTGATTCTCCAACGATCTGCAAAATAGAAAAATCATTGGTCCCTGTCTTGTCACTGTTCCGCACCTCGATGGAGCGCGGAGAATTTGGACGTGATATATCGGATACATAGGAGCGATAAAAGCTTTCGCGCTGGCGGTGTCCCTTGGCTCCATACACTCTAAAAATTTTAACCGTTTGCATAAAACTTCTTTCTCCCGGCTCTAACCTTGCCGGGCAGGTGCTTTGATATTTACCAGATTTCAACGCCGAGCTTGTCGGCTGCTGCGCTTACTACGTCCTCTACGGTATCACTGTCGGCGCTGTCGTACTCGTCCACCATATCAGCCAGTTCGCACAGGCGGCGGCAGTCGTCCGGGTTCCATTCTCTGCTAGACTTGATGCGATATGCTACAGCCTCAGGCACGTCTAAATCTTTAAAAAGTTCATGTCCTGCTGCACCCATGCGGCTCCAGTTAAACTCAACGCGCTCGATATACTGGGCATCTGTGTAGCGGTCCGGCGTTGCCTTTGTTTCTGCGATCAAGTCACCCATTTCCGGATGATACTCCATCTTCTCAAGCTCCTCTGCTACTTCTTCCATAGTCTTTCCACCCCACTGGTAAGACTCGAACGGGTCTGCATATGGCCAGTTTTCGCGAGCTGCTGCCAGAACTGACAGCCCTGTTCCTGGGTCAGCCTCGAAACCGCTGAGAACGTTTACAACCTTGCCGCTTTCATCGCGTGTCACTGCATCAATAACGCCACCATTACCCTCATAAAACTTTGTTGTATACTGCTGCTTCTTTGACATATCTTTTTACCTTTGCCCCTGTGGGGGTTCCTTTCTCTCTTTGTGCCCTTAGTATAACTTAAAAAAGTTACTATGTCAAGACTTTTTTTGAAAGTTTTTTAAAATTTTTTCTTCTTCGGCTTGGTCTGGTGCATAGTATATAAGATGCTCCGGCTGCATGTGCAAGATGCAGCATATACGATTGATAGCCTCAAGGCTTATATGTGTATCTCCTGCCTTGATCTTTCGCCATGTATCCTGTGATAAAATGCCGCTTTTCTGTGCTGTGTAGGCTGTAACGCCTGCGGTAGCCAGTGCACCGGCTACGTCAAATTTAAACTTTATCATACTTGTAGTACTCTCCTTTCATGCTTGGTGTATCGCTACATATATATAGTAACTTTTCAACGGCAAAAAGTCAAGAAAAAATATAACGAAAAAAAGTTATAAAAAGTCTTGACATAACTTTTAAAAGTGATATAATAAGGGTGTAAACAAAAAAGCCGGTTGCACTACCTACCAAGCAAACGCAACCGGCACCAATCAAAAAAAGAAAGGTAGCTTGATTATACATCAAGCAAAGGGAAAAAACAATGTTATATTCAGAGTTAGCAAAAACTTACAGAAAGCTTTTTAAGAAATATCCAAATATTTCTAGTCTCCAGGATTTCGGCGGCAAGATTTTAGAAGAAAAAACAACCTATGCTAAGCGCGGCGCGCGTTGGGTTGAAGTGAAAAAAGAAGAAAAAGAAGTACCGGCAACTTATGTTTTTAATGTATTTGATGCAGTACAATTTTTTAAAGACTTAGGCGGATACGAAAAAGTAAGTTGTGGCTATACAAAGGCCGGATATCTTCCAGACGAGTTACTAAGTATCAGCCCTAACAGAACGGAAAAAACAGTAAGAAAATATTATTTCATTTAAAAAAATAAGGTGGGCGAAAATGCCCACCTTTTTTTATTTGCTTCGTGCCTGATCAAGTAGCCGCTGCGTCTGCTTCTGGCCGTATATATCCATGATATCAAGCTGATACCGCGCATCAGTCAAGAGCCTTTGCAGGTCTACCGCTTCCAGGTCTGGCGTCTGGCTCTTGGTCTTCTGGCTGGACGGCTCCGGCTCTGCCGCAGGTGCTGCAGGTCCTTCTGCATCTGGTGCCGCTGATCGGATGCTATCGCGGCTGATTTTTTCAGCTATCGCGGCTTTTATGTAGCCGTTGACTGATAGGCTTGTAGCTGCTGCCGCCTCTTGTAGTCTGGTGTAATCTTCATGCCGCAAATCGAGCGGCACGCGCTTATAAGTCTTACTTGCGTATCTTATAGTAGCTTGCTTGTGTGCGTCTGATATTGCCATAGGTTTTTTTCTTTCCTTTCCATATATTATAGAGGCCCCTTTTCCACCTCTAGCATAATTATACACTATAAAGATAAAAATATACACGTACATAATGCACAAAAATATACACGTACATTTATACAGAATTACTATTGAATATACACGTACGTTGTTATATAATACAGTCAGAAACAAGGAAAACAACAAACACAGAAAGGAAGTAAAAAAAATATGAAGAGAACAAAAAATATGATTTATAAGGCATCCGATGAAGCAAGAGAGCTGTTTTTATATGCTACTAACTCAGGCGTTTTGTATGATCGCCAGATCAAGCCAAGTATCGAAAACCTTAGAAAAAAGTTAAGAAAGGGAACCTTTGATAAAGATAAGGCGGCAGACCTCTTCTACTATGTAGCTACAAGCGCTTCGGCTATGTATAATAAAGACTTTGGATTTAGCTTTTCTGTCCAGCAGCGCTTTACAGCTGCGGTTGATATGGTCGATTTTTACATTGACGAAATTGAAGAAATTTAAGCCGAAACGCCCCGAGTTGGGGCGTCCGTTGGGGATTGCCTCCCGGCGCTGATGATGGCAGGCAAGAAAGGGAAAAGTTATGACAACATTACATATCATTAGATTAAGTGAGAACGCCCCAGCTATGGCGCACGGTTTCCGCTATAACGTCCAGATCTGGACGAAGGACGGCCGCGGCTGGTGCTATGCCGGAAACGGCAAGCTTTTAAAGACTGCAGGCGAGGTTCTGAGCTATGGCAAGGAACACGCTGATTTTTACAGTGCTGACATGTACAAGGATTTTTACGCCTGTATGAGTGAGGAAGACGTTGTATATTTTGTAGGGGTTTACAAGTGGCACGCCTTCCGCGTATATCCAGACGGAAAAATTACAAAGGCAACTGAGCAAGAACGCGAATTGGCCGGAAAATGGCTTGAAAGAGAGAAAGGAAAGCGATGATCACAACAAAAATTGTCTTGCTGGGCGACACTCACCCGGCAAGACTTCGCGGTTATGGTTACAGTGTGCAGATTTTTGTAGATGGTGAATACAGTAATATTTGCAAGCTGTGCCGGACTCTGGCAGATGCTGAAAGCTACGCTAAGGAATTTTAAGTTTTGCGTTTCTCCGCTTTAGGCGGCGAGGTTCACGACCTGGGGACGCTATTTGGGCGGTGTGATCGCCTCCGGTGAGGGCTACCCATGCGGTTATAAGTGATCTATACCCGGCGCAGGTGCTGCGATAAACCCCGGCGAGGTTGGCAAGAGGTTGAGACAAGAGCGGCGCCGTCAAAATACAAGGGAAAAAAACATCAACCGCAAATGCGGAGGCGCTAACGTCCGCAAACGGCACGAGATCCAGAAAGCTGTATAATCGTCTGGACATCTAGCAGCTTATGCATCTGCTAACACAACCGATTGCATACGAGATGGAAACCAGCGAAAAAGGTTAAAGGCTGTAAAGGTCAGGCGGTGCGGAAAGCTGCGGCAAGTACGGTAAAAACTGACAGGATAAAGGAAAGACCGTCTGGGGGTCCGTTACCCCTGTAGTGCCGGGGTGATCCGGTAAAAGATTTGAGAGCTACACGAAACGGTGTCATGCACTACTTGCCACATTTGGCAAGCATCACGGAGATAATAAAAAGTAACTATATGGAAATAGCAATACATGCAAAACAATGTATGCACTGAACAAAGCAAAGAAAGGTTAAAACAATGATTTTACAGACAGTATCTATCAGTGCCGCGCCGCGAGAGCTGCATATAAAGCTTTTTAAGGCTCATGGTAATGAGCTGGAGAAGTTGGAGCAAGAAATTGCAAGCCTTGACGCTGTGGCCCTTGTGTCATGGGTGCAAGTATTCGAGGCGGTAAAGGCTCCTGGTGTGGTGGCACACTGGGAAGTGCAACACGAAATTGACTGCAAGGCATACACAGAACAACGCATACTACACGCATCTGTAAAGAATCCGGGTTACATTCAGTATTCTACGGCTCATATCTACCCAGACGAGTATATCCCAGTGATGGATTCACAGTTTAAAAATGCAGCTGATTTTTTCAGATATGAAGCGCCACTGTCGGCGGTTGTTATTATTGAAAAGGTTGCGTGACGCGGAAAGAGGTGATAAAATGAAGGTAATCTGGGAATCAAGCCTGCAGATTGAGAAGATGCGCAGCAGTGCAGAGCGTGCTATTCTCTGCCAAAAGTCAAGAGGATTCAAGACAACGATTAAAAAAATCATGAAAAAAAATGCTTGATGCAGTAGCAAATGGCATTGGTGACTTGTTACTTGGCGCGTTGATCTTCGGCGGTATGGTGGTTGCACTGTATTTTGGGAGTGTTTGATAGGAGAACATAAAATATTTTGTACAATATTTACAATGTGCAAACAGTACTGCTATCTTATAATAGTGCATATTGACAAAGAAAGGAAGGGCAAATATGAATTGGGAAAATTTGCTGAAAGTGTATGAAGATATGGGTGTTGAGGATATTATCCCAATAGCCCATACAAGAATTTTACCACATATAAAGGTATTGCTCGATGAAAATGGAAATTACATAGGGGCGATGTTAAACGGTAAAGATCGTTTTACTATTCCATGCACCATTGAATCTGAATCAAGGACAAGTGGAAACAATCCACATCCAATTCATGACAATATGCAATATTTGTCGGCAGACTATAACAAAGAAAAACACGACAAATATATGGAACAATTAGAAGCCTACATTTCTGAAGTAGATGACAAATTGGCAAAATCAGTATACAGATTTGTTCAAAAAGGATTGATGAGGGATGTTTTGCAAGGATTTCTAAAAAAGATTCCTTATCCAGAAGAAAAAACTGTTGTTTGTTTTGTAATGGCTCCGCAGGAAGAATTGATAAGAGCAAGTTTTAATGGAGAATATGAAAAATATTGCCTGAATCTTCTTCGATCAGGAGACGGGCAAAACAAACAATGGAAAGACTATTATCTTCACAGTTTGGAACCAAATGGAATGTGTAGCATTACAGGAAATAACGATTTTATTCCTGCAACTTATCCGAAGGGCATTAGATTTGCAGGTGATGGGGCAAAACTTTTTATTGCGTCATCTCGTAATATTATGTTGAAAGGAATGCCGGCTCTTACACCTGGCTACATAGCGTCACAAAAAATACTGCATACGCTTCAATGTCTGTGCTTTGAGGGACCACAATGGGCAAATCAGGTAATGCGCGACAATTTAAAATCTTTTAAAGAAATTGATTTAACAGCGGATGAAGAGAAAATAGTGGAAAGGTATATAAAAAACATACTTAAAGAAGGTAAGGCGAGTCAAATAACTTCTGAGTGTAAATAAAGGTTGGAGAGTGTAAGAATTACTAATTGAAAAGACCGAAAAGGATGTAAAAATGGCACTGGAAGTGATTCGAAAGCAAAAAATTGAGAGAGGGAATGAAGATGAATGATTGGTAAATATAATATTCAGATAGGTGATAAGTTTGGGCAATGGGAAGTAATAGGGCAAGGCAGCAAGCCCTATTACTCAAAGTGCAGATGTACTTGCGGTACGATTAGAGATGTAAGCAACAGATCTCTTTGCGCTGGTGATTCTAAATCTTGTGGATGCAATAAGGAATACTTAAAAGCCAGACGAAAAGAATCTTTGGTTAAGACTGGTGATCGTTTCGGAATGTGGAAGGTGATTGGTGAATCAAGTAGACCGTATTCAGTTCTATGCAAATGTGACTGTGGGACAGTTAGAAACGTATATAGTCGTATGCTATTAGCAGGTAAATCTAAATCTTGTGGGTGCAATAAGGAGCATGTAAAAACTACCTCTAAAAAAATATCCGAAACCAACTTGAGAATTGCACAGAAAAAAGTCGGAACTAGTATCAATGGATTTAAAATTGTAAGTATTTTTAAGAAAAAGGGGGAGAATGTTTTTTATTGCAAAGCTATATGCCCAGTTTGTGGAAAAGAAACAGAAACCCAGTTGTCCAGATTGAAAAAAAATTATATGTGTGTAAATTGTAACCGTAATAATGGGAACTTTTTGAAAGAAATACAGAAAAGCTGCTATGTGGATGGTTCTTGCTTGCCAAGCATTAGATCAAGAGAAAATGGAACTGTCAACAAAAATTCTAGTACAAAAGTAAACGGGGTTTCGCTTCAAAAAAACGGAAGTTATAGAGCATATATAACATTTAGACATAAACAATATCATTTGGGAGTATATGCTAGTCTGGAAGAGGCAGCATCGGCACGCAAAGAGGCTGAAAAAAAACTCTTTGGTGAATACATAAAGAGTCATCAGGGATGGGAAGATGAGCTAAAAGAAATCGGAAAGAGACATAGAAAAAAACCATAATAAAAAGTAGGGATAGAATCAAATCTATCCCTATTATTTTACAGTTCTTGACAGTATTTTACATTACTTTACGCTATTCCACATTATTTTACTGTAAAATAATGTCAAAATCTATCGGCTTTTCTTACGACGCTGCTTCTGTCTCTGCTGTTTATATTCGGTTCTTATGACCGTGATGTTTCCGACAGTTTCCTCAGTTCTGATGCGCTTCAAACTGCCGACATAGGTTATTATGCTGATTTCGTGTTTTTTTCCACTTCTACTGCCCATATCATCCCCTCAACTTTCTCGTAAGCTGCTGTCCAAATGATTCTCGATACGTAATTTTTGCATCTGTGTCCACATCAATAGGGCGCCCAACAACTAAAATTTCTGCAGGATGGAGTCGGGAACACATTTCTTTGAAGCCCTGTCGATAACACTCCTTGCCTTGATCGGTAAAACAGCCGTTTGTACTGATTGCCAGCGTACTCTCTTCTGGCAGCCCTTCAAAGCAAAAATCAAACGTCTCTGCATTTCCCCAACCTACAGTTGGAATGACGTTACAGCCGTTCATAAATAGCCACCATGCAAGGGCGCGGCTTCTGTACACTTGATGCAGCTGCATGACCTTTGGCATAGAGTCATAGAATGAGAAGTCAGGAGCACAGACATATTTGAAATTTTCAAGCATCGGAAGATACTTTTGCGGTTGATTCCATAATGGCTCGAACCGTGCATCATCAATAAAAAAGTGGCAAAGCGCCTTCTTCGGATTTTTTTCTTTCACCGCCTCACAAAATGATACTGCATTAAGCCCACTCAGAGCAGCATGTACTGGGAGCAGTTTTGGAAATCCCAGTGGAGTAAGTTCGGATTGATAAAGATATCGCTCACGGAGAACGTCTTTTTGCGTGTGAATCTTTGTGTACATCTGCCTCCCTTTCTGGCACATTGCCTAAAGTCGTGCGTGTACTGTGATCTTTATTTTATGCACAGTACCTAATTGCATTACTTCCTAAAAGCTGATATATAAGTTCATCTGCAACAGTTACTATACTCCTGCCAAAAAGGCTTATAAAGTCTGCGACAATTTCCTCTGTTTCAATCGGGATAGAGTACCCGTATTCCATTGCGTGAACATGTGTTAATTCGTGGCACAGCACTTTATCAATCATCTGGTTTGACAGATCATTACACATAAAGACGGTCTTTAAATTGTTGTCGGTTACACCGAGAGTATATGTTCCGTCACTGCGCTGCAACTGCGGATCGCCAGGATTGACAAAGCAAACTTGCCAAGTGCTGTTATTTACTGTAAAAAACATTTGATACCCCCATTATAGCACATTTATAGCAAATGCGCAATTGAAATAAAACCGGGAGCATCTGCCCCCGGTTGTACCATTGATTATATACGCTGTACCCAGTTTGTCATCTTGGTTTTCATCATTGTTTTTTCGGAAGCTGAAAGCCCTGGCATGATCTCTTTAAGATCTTCGTCAATGACGGCCAGCAAGGACTCAAGCCCTCGCATGTTTGCGTCATTGTCTTCTTTGGTGTTAGCTTTGTGCATGTCCTTAGTCTCACTGTATGACCTTCTAGCACGGTCATATCGGCTTTCTGACTTCATTCCCATATCTTCTACACTTCTACCATCTGACGGCATTTGGGAGCCTCTACGTGGGTCAGAGTAGTACATGCGCCCAAAGCGGAGTCTATCGAGATCACGCATACGCTCTTCTTCTGGCATATCAGCCCATTCATAATACATTTCTGGTGTCATGTGCCAATAAGGTGGTTCGTCATAACCTCGTCTGCCTGTGGTTCTTGTCCCTCTACCCTTTGGGGCAAATCTGCCGTTAGCGTATCTGTAGCGGTCGTAATAGTGGCGTGACGGGTAATCACCGTATTGCTCAACCATTTCCATGATTTCATCATCGTTTTGCAGCTTATCCATTGCCTCAACGATGCGATAATCTTTATCAAAGCAAGCAATGTTCTTAACAATTTCGGTCCAATCTTTTAAATCATCAAGATTCTGGCCTTCGAAATTATCAATTCCGATAGCTTTAGCTTTTTCTTTGACACATTCTAAAATCTCTTTAGCCCATTTATGCATAGTCTACCTCCAATCAAGCAACTCTATTCACTATAAGGTTTGCATTGGCAACCTCAATAGCAACGCCACTTGTATTCTCAACTGCAATATTTACGCAGCAGCCACGCGGAACACTGATAAAAATGCCTGAGGACACATTGTTAAATTGAGATACTGCAGCTGGTGTTGAAATCATTTTGGAAGCAGGCACGGGCTCACCACTGATAGCAACGGCTAATGATATAGGAGCCGCAGTTCCACCGGCTGGAAGAGCTATATTCGCGGAGAAGTTTACAAAAAACCGTGCCTGACACTGATTCGTAAGACCTCTAAGAGTAATGATCCCACTGCCTTCACGGTGCTGTATGCAGTTTGAACCCTTAACAGATGTGTTTGTAAAAGTTACATTTTCATTTGCCGCAACTTCCTGTGTTGCGACTGCAACATATTCTGCCATTTGATACCTCCTTAAAATAAGGGACAGGCTCTATTTCGAGTCTGCCCCTTTGCTGATAGTAATACTGCGTTAGTTAGCAGACATAACCGTTTTGGTTAAGATACCGATATTTAATTTTGTCAGCAGTTGCAACCACTATTGCATCCGCATCCGTAAGCATAGCCATAGAGATTAGATGCCGGGAAAGACGGTACTGGAGTAGGTCTTACAGCGTCAATAATCTGATTGGTCTGCGCAGCCATTGCTGTGGTGAGCAGTGCACTCTGGCGATCCTGTGAAGCAGCTCTGCGAAGATCATTGTTCTCAGCCTGCAAGGTAGCAATCTTGTCCTGGCAAAGGTAGTCAAGGATGCTTCTCACACCTGCATTCTGGTTGTCAATAATATCTCTGGTGTTGTTGTTCATAGTGTTCTGCAATGCGCAAGTGTTGGTTGCCATATTGTAATTTACACCCTGAATAGCTTCGCGTGTCTCGCAGCAGCAGTTAGCTAACTGTGCCTGCAGAGCATTTGTATTTTGCATATTAGCTACGGTATCAGCGTTGATAGCCTGCTGAATGCCATATCCAGTCTGCATGATGTTTGTGTTGATTCCATTAAATCCGGTTAACATGCTATTGTTAACTGCGTAGAATCCATCACAAATACCATTGTTGATTCCGTCTAACTTTCCAACGATCGCTTGGTGATCAAAACCACGCTGAATTGCGCTATCTGTGTAGGCTGCCGCGGTAGAACCCATGCCACCACCGTTATTGCCCCAACCGCCGAAGCCATTACCCCAGCCGAAAATGGCAAAAATCAAAATGATCCAGATCCATCCCCAACCGTCGTTGCCCCAGCCACCGCTGTTGTTACCGTTACCATCAATGCTAGCCACTAATGGTACACTACAGTTTCCTGAGTTAAACATACTATTTACCTCCGTAATATTTTTTATATACATAATCTTGCGCAAGAATTAGTATCACGTTTTTATTGCATTCCAAATTGATTTTTTATCTGGCGAACTGCATCATCAACATTTATCCCTTTTTCTTTGCAAAGGTTGCGAGCTAATTGTTCTACACCCTTTGTATCACCTTTATTTGCCATATCCATAGCATTTTTTAAAATAGGATTGCTCATAGCTTGGCTGTTTCCAGCCATCTGCTGCAAAAACTGCTGCGGATTCCTCATGGCTTGAAATAGCTGAAATGGATTATTCATTCTCATTTGCCTCCTTCTTTAAGCCTCCGGACCTTTTAGGCGCTATTTTAGGCATCAGTTCATCAAACTTCTTTTCAAGGCTATCAAATCTTGCCATAAATGCCTCTGTAGCCTCGTCAGATAGCCCCATTTTTATTTTGGACATGTCGGCTGAACTATTCGCTGCATTTGGCTGTGAAGCTGTGTACGGCTTATATACAATCGTTCTAATGGTTCCATCTGCATTCCACGATTTTGTATAGATCTCTGACATGTCTTGCTTTGGGAAAACGGCAACTGAACCGTCCATAGGTACATCGTTCGCAGTAATTTGTTCGACAGCTTGCACGACCTTTCCGTTCAATCCAGTCTGCTGCTGTGGCTGAATGCTTTGCTGTTGATTAAAAAGCGGCTGGTTTTGCTGCAGATCATAGCGCGGCTGCTGATATTGATACGGGTAATAACTATTATATTGGCCATACATTGTCTGCTGGCTGTACGGTTGATACATCTGATTTGGTATCGGCATCGTCTAATATCACTCCTTCCTCGTCAAGGACCTCTCCAATAGCTTGAATCATTGCTGATTGATACTGCATTGGAATCATACATACATCTGGTCTTTCAAATATTTTAGTCAAAAATGATTCAGGAAACATCATTCGCACCTTCCTTCCTCTTATTCTGACTGTATTGTGTCATAAAAATAAGATGTAAAAACGACAGGGATACGACATATTAACGACAAAAAGAGCTGCCAGATAAACTGACAACTCTTTCAAAGAATATTTTACTGTAAATAAATGCCAAATATTGTTAAATAAAGTTAAATAATGTAAAGAAATGTAAAATACACTATTACAACATCTGCAATTCCTCTCCGGTGTCCTTTGATGTGAGTTTGATAGAAACGTCATATCCTAATGCTTCGGATATCTGGCGTATATCACTTTCTCTAAAATTATTTAATCTAAGCTTTTTGGACACGTTAGATTGAGAGCACCCTAACAGTTTTGCAAGCTGAACTCCGTCCATCTCTTTCTTAAACATTATTGTTTTTACAATGTTCGAAAATGTGTTTTTGCTTTCCATTTACTCACCTTCCTCCTTCGGTTTAAGATCTGCCTTGTAAGAGCTTAAATGTTCTTCTATAGTTTCAAGACTATTGGATTCCTCTGGAATCAATCGGTTGAGATAATATAAAAAAGAATTATAAGCCTTTGCTGTGCAATAATACTTTTCCTTGCCATTCACCGTAACTATTCGACCTCTAAATGATGTCGGGGATGCATTATCAATTAAAGATTTAGAAAAGTCCAGTGCAGACTGCTTGACCATTCTTAGAAAATATTCAAATGCGGTGGCGCTTGATGAAAGAAATCTGGGCCAAATCAAATCTAGGTTACTAGAAAACTCATATTTTTTAAGTTCAGTCGGATTCTGCTTGCCACTAGCCATCTGAATGTTGTAGGATAATACACCAATTTCATTTGTGATATAACGGCACAATTCAATGCCGACAGATATGTAAACTGCAAAGTTAGGATCGAGATTTGCTGTAAATCTTTTTGAACATTCATCAACAAACCTCATTAACTTGGAATCATACACCATTCCACAGGTCTGAAAGCCTGCATTGCCAATTCCAATTAAGCGCAACCATGTAGCAGTATCTTGATTGTTGCAAAGTATCTTGTCGAGTAGTTGCCACAATGGAACATCGTTAAATAAGCGAAGTGGTTTAGCACTGTTACTGTTTAAAATGTAAAGTGCCATGGTTTCAGCTACAACACGTTCTTTATCAAAACATTCTCCACCTAATGCGTTAAATCCGGTTACAATCCCGTTTTCATGCTTGAGAAATATCCTGCGCGATTGGTGCGTGAATAATTCCGCTGGGGTAGAAGGTGGATCAATCTTTTTGCGCTCATCGGATCGCGGTGAGCATTCCCATATCGGGCAAGGCTTAGGCCACAATTTCCCATTACCATTCTGTAAAGGAACTAGGTTCATCATAAGTGTTTCAAAAAGATTTTGCCCAATTGCGTAAACAATAGTATTTTGCCCCAACCATCCAATACTGATTGACGGCAAGCCTGCTTTACTCGGCTTTACAGAAACATCATCATACCCGTTGATAAAAAGAAGCCATCTAGCCGCTTCTGCATATGTTAGTTGCATTTTTGCTTCTCCGCTTCTTGCTGCAAAAATTCGTACCTTGTTGTTACTTTCAGAAATTTCTCCGTTTAACTTTGCAGCACCAAAAGCAGTTCCTTTTTTAGCTTCGTTTGCCTGATAGAATGGAGCATCAGGATGAAAAAGCCAGAAACGTTCTCTGTATTCCTCTAAATATTTTAAAAATGCTTCTGGAAAATGTCCGAGACTCCAATAGCTTTTCCAACGACTGATTGCTTCATCCCTATTCAAAAGCGGAATCTCATCACCGTTTGAGTCAAATCTTGCAAATCCAGAATGAACAATTGCAAGAAGTAGCCGTATCATTGCGACATTTTGAGTATCTGTTTCACCTGCCAAATCCATGTATTCGTGACTACGAGTGAAAACATCCGTGAGTGAAACTTCTTTAATGGTATAATCTGGAAGCAATATACGCACCCAATTTTCGTCAAGCAAATTAAATTCTTTCTTCATATATATCCTTCTTTCTACAGTTCTTTACATTAAAATAATGTCAAATAAGGTTAAATACTGTTATTTACTAATATATATATTTCTTGCAATGCGTAATCTATATTTATACGGCTCAAATATCCGATTTTTGCATTCCAATCTTGAGCCTGTGCGATCATGGCATAATACAGTTTGTGGCTCAGGTGAGCAGTTACGAAGAACACAAAGTCAGATTTTTTTAATGCAGCGTTGCGCACAGTGCTGACATTTCCTGCACTGATATATTGCCAATCCGGAAGATAAGTTTTAAGCTTCTTTATCAAGTTTGGATGCCCTCCAACAATTGTACCACTAATGTTTTTTAATTGCTGAATTTGCTCTTTAGATAGCTTATTTGCAATTTCGGTTTCCGAATCAGATTCCAGTGAAAACATATGCTCTCGTAAAGCATAAAGCTCCCTACGTTCACCCTCTACCTTTTGCAGTTCGGATTTTAGTGCATCATTCTTCTGCTTGAGTAGATTTATCTCATCAGATAAGCGCTGAACCTGCTCAGTACAAGCTTTTTGTTCAGACATCCTGCGTTCCTGAGATTCAGATAATGCAGATTTGGCTTGAAGCAATTCATTTTTAATGCTCTCTACTTCAATATACACGTCTTCACGATTGTGTTGGAAGTAGTATTCTTTAGACTGCTTATATGCCTTACACATAGCTAATATATAGCTCGTATATTTTGCATAAGTCAGGAAATCCTCACGTATTCCTCCTCTTTTTCCGTGCGTATAAGCAATTGCTAGTGCTTCCAGATCTTCATGTGTGAACTGTAATTCAGAAAAAATAGAAACGCTTGAAAGTGACTCAATGTCAAACACGGTAGTGTATCCAAATTCCTCATCTTTTGGTGCTAACTGGATCTGCTTAAATAAATCTTTTGGAAGTTGACTAATGTATGATTTTGCTCTTTCCTGAAAAGCACAGTCATATTTCTTTAAGCCTTTTTGTATTCTGCGTTCTGGATTGTATCCGTAGTTTGCAATAAAGCAAAGTAATTCATCACATTTTTTACGTTCTTGTACTAACTCTTGCGGCCACATATTTAAAAAGTAATAGCCTGCAAATAAATGGCCATTAAAATTATCGTCCGAAACACGATCTGACTTTGCAAGCTTTGCATAAATGACTTCTCCGATTACACTATCAAAATGAATCGGTTCGTCTTTTGGAAGCCTTTTAAAAATATTGTATAGCTTTCTGTATCCCTTTTTGAAAAGAATATCCAAAGAAGTCTGTGCTTGTTCATCTTCTGTGTAGCTATATTCGACGATTCCGAGTGCTTTTTTATAAGCTTCTTCTGTTTGCAAAGATAGCTCTTCCGAAAATAAAGTATTGTAATATTCGCTCTGCTTTGCAGCGTTATAATAAGCCACAGCATTCTTACTGTATTCGTTTTCTAAATCTAATCGTATATGGCGTGCAAACGCGATAGCGCAAGCGTAAAACGGTATTAAGTTTACTTGTTCCATAAAATGCCTCCTTTCTTTAATTTTAGTAAAGAGTTATCTTGTGATAAAATTACCAAAATTTTATTTTTTGATTACGTAAATAGGATCTATTTTTTGATTTATTATAAATCTCATAATGTGTTAAGCACATTTCAAAATCATTGCTCCATGTCTTTTCTAATTTGACCTTATATTCTGTAATATGTCCAGACTTATATATTCGTATCGCGTGATATCTGCCGCATATGTTGCTACTTTCTGTATGCCATATAAATAAATCTACATATCCATTGTAATAATCTTTTTTAACTTGTTTATACATGTTACAGCATAATTCAGTTGTTGGTAAATCAAATTTGTCAATGTAATTAAATGCCATTGTAAACTCACCACTCGCAAACACAGTTAATGCTGATACAATATCAATTGTTTTCATATTATTAGCGGATAGCAAGCGTCGTAATGATTCTGCAATTGTACAGTTTCGTTCGTATATTACATCGTCGAATTTCCCATCTGCGATGGCATTCTTAACGCCAACTATTCTTTCATAAATCTCATTACTTACCATAATAAAATCCTCCTTTTAACAATTTTTAACAGCTCTTTACATTATTAAACCTTTTTTTAATGTCAAATAAGGTAGAAAATTATAGATCATGTGTCCGCATGTATTCCTCGATGGCAAAGCAAGCAAATCCTGCTAGGGTGCGGCCTGACTTACGAGCAGCTTCTGAAAAGGCTGCCTTTTGTGATTCAGTGCATGATACACTGAATTGGATCTTGCGCTCAGCTGCAGGGACTTCTCTGCGGCCTACATACCCACCATTGGGACCAATCTTCGGAGTTGGATTATATCCGGGTGTGTAAGTCCTGCTTGGGTCAACTGGAGCAGGGACAAATACGGACTTTTTTTCTACCGGCTGGATACTTGGAATTTCAGTTTCGCTAGTATCTGTAAAATCAATGCCAGCTGTCACATCAAAAGAAGTAGTAGTGGTGTTACCTTTCTTTCTCATCTATAATCACTCCTTAATTAGTTCTTTTGCGAACTGCACATAGTCAATAGCAGCGTTGCACTTCGAATCAAATTTCATAAGAGTTGTTCTGGTTGCCTGTGCCTTTTGTACAGCAATGCTTTCGCGGATGGTTGTGCAGAACACCTTTGTGTTGAGCTGCTTGGCGATCTCTTCCAAAGAAGCTTTAACTTCCTGGGCGAGGAGCTGACGGCTCTTATATTTCACCAACAAGAGTCCTGCAACCTCTAGGTTAGGATTATTTCTTTTCTTTACGCCCGTGATAGTTCTATTCAGTTCTGACAGACCTTGAATGGCATAACGGTCTGCAGTGACAGGAATGATGACCTTGTCAGAAGCAATTAAACAGTTTTTAAGTAATTTGTTGTCAGCCGGAGCTGTATCAATAATAACGTAGTCATAGCCAGTTAATTCAGAAAGAGCGTCTTTTAGCCTAAAATACTCATTCCCATCACTTGGGAATCTTTGATCTGCTGTTTTCAGCTCTGGATCGGATGCGACTATGTCACCGATTTCTGTTTTTTGAATAGCTTCCGCAATTGGAAGTGGATCTTCAATGTCTAAAATAACATCGTAGAGAGTTGCCGTATCTTTGGATACTGCTCTATAAGTATCAGTGCTGTTACCCTGCGGATCAGCGTCAACCAGTAAGACCTTCTTGCCTTGCGACATTAAAATTGACGCAAGTGTAGTGGCTGTTGTGGTTTTTGCAATGCCACCTTTTTGATTTGCAATGCATATTACTTTCATGGTGAAACCTCCTTTGTGATTACATTATTTTACAATTCTTAACCTAATTTGACATTTCTTTACAGTAAAATAATGTTTTCTTCTTTCTCAGTTATAGGATACATCGTTAGAACTAAAAAGTCAATAGTTAGAACTAAAAAGTTATAAAAAATATCTTTACAGTTATACGTGCAACATTTCTTTACTGTAGAATAATGTTAAATAATGTTGCAAAAATCCCCTAGCATTATAAATACCAGGGGACTATTTATAGTTGGTTGATTTTTGATTTTATATCGGCAATCCTGCGGTCAACCGTCCTAGTTGACACAGATAACCGGGTTGCTATTTCGCTGATAGATTTGCCTTTAGACAACATGTCGAATGTTATCTCTTCGTCCTCCGTGAAATTACTTCTAAGTTTGTAATCATCAAGCTTAGACTGGGTAAGTTTGTGTAATTTCACGGATCACATCACGATTCCTTAATTGTTAGTTCTTTAGAATCAGTTCTTTTGAGAACAATAAGCTGCCTGTCTACATCTGGTATTTTCCAGCAATCAACAGACTCCGAGTCATCTACGATGATAGGAAGGGTAGTAGCATACTTTTTTTGAAACGCTTTGCAGATATCCATTTCGATTAAGATTTTTGCACCGTGATTAAGGTTTCTAGCGTATGGTTCACCGTTTACACAGAAATCACACGTTTCTTCCAGATCACCATTCACAAGCTGTCTGAAAAATTTCACCTGGCAGTACTCTAAATACTCGTTTACCTTGCTTTCTAAAAGCTCATGCTTGCGGATATTGAAGCGTTTCAACAAGTCGAGTTGTGCCTGCGTATCTGCAATTAGCTGCTCATTCTTTCGGCGCTCGATGTTAAGCTCTGCAACCCTTGCGTCAATCTTGACGTTAATTTCAGTTTTTGCAAGTTCTGCTTTTAGACTAGATAACTGATGTTGAAGGTTATTTTCTTCTGCCTTGAGCTGTGCAAACGTTGCATTTGCAGTATTTGCTTCTAATTGGCTTTCAAGCTTTGCAATTTCTGCAGATCTGGTTTTTGCTGTCTCGTCTGGCTCTGCTGGAGGTACAGTGGATATAACTTTTTTCTGAGCAACTAAATCATCGACAACTCTTGACTTTTTATTGGATTCTTCACGAAGGGTAGAAAGCTCTGCATCTGCAGCATTGAACTTTTCGCGTAAAGCATCAATAACTTCTTTACATTTCATTCCATCGTCTGTGATTTCCTGCAACTTTTCTTCCTTTGATTCTTCAAAATGCTTTCGCATTTCATCCTGCTGATCAGATGGGTATTCACGCTTGCAATACGGGCAAATCAGCAAATTTTCATCAAACTGCATATCTTTATTGCTTTTCCAGTCACTTGAAAGCTTCAAACGCTTAGTTTCAAGATCTCGAATTTCAGAGTCAATCTGGTACAATTCATGTTCCTTGGCGTTTAAATTGTTATTTGATAGGAAAAGTTCTTCCTTTGCTGCCATAATCTGAGCATCTAAATCGGCAATTCTTTTCCTGTTTTCAGCATTAGCGTCATCAGCGGCCTTTAATTGCTCCTGCTTCAACTTATAAATTTGTGCCTGAATTGCACGCTGCTCATCAAATGCCTTTTGCACATCGGCTTGTTTACTCTGGTTATCTTTGATTTTGCTTTCGATATCTGCAATTTGACTGTTTATCAAGCCTTCATCAATGACAATTTTCTGCTTTTCCACCTCATCAATGCGGCTTGGAAACTCTTTGCGAATATCAAGCAGTCCTTTAGTACCATTCCTTCCACGTCTGCCATTCAACATAGTGTTAAATTTTGACTTCAATTCATCAACACTGCCATCATCTAGCAATGGGAGAAGAGGGGAGAACTCCGGAAAATGTTCACAAACCTCTGCATTGGAACACGTTCCAAAGGTGGATTCTAAAATTGATCTGCAGTCAGCAGTACTCTTTGACAAGAGCGTTTTGGCGTTGATCAAGTTCGAAAGTTCGCTCACAGGAACCAATTTTTCTGCAATAAATTCTTCATAGTCGCACTTCTTTTTAGGGATATTATTGATATAATAGTCAATAACATTGCCTGTGAAGTCACCCTTTTTGTTGTAGTTCTGACGAGAAACCTTCTTAAATGTCTTGTTGGAACCGTTAAGATCTACGGTCATTTCAGCCGTGACCTCGATATCGTTAATCTCGTTACCTGATTTATCGTGTGGCCTGATTCCAGTAATTTCTTCGCCGTTCTCACCCCTGCAATTCAGTACCCAAAAAATAGCTCTCTTAACTGTGCTTTTTCCAGATTCATTACATCCAGATACCTCTGTCTTATTGTATAGATCTGTGTCTACAGCTTTTCCATTGTAAAAGCTGCAAAAATTATCTAACTTCAAATGCTTAATTCTCATCGTTTTCCCCTCTTTCCTTCGTCATCGGTTTCATTTGCGCTTGATGCAGCACACAAAGCAACTGCAAGCACACCAGTAACTCCACCAAACAATAGTCCTGCTATTAAACCAATTAAAAAATCCATACTATTCATCCTTTCCACTTACAGAATCTATCTCAAATGAGAATCCAGTTCTATCTTCGAGTTCTTTCATAAAACGTTCAATGTCTCCATTGTACTCTTTTGAGAATTTGTCAACATAGTCCATTGTTTTCTGTATTCGTTTGGCGATTGCCTCAGCCTTCCAATTATGACAAGTATCTGCCAAAGCAAGTCCAAATGATGTTAATATGATGCTGTATATGTTGTCCACAGCATCTTTATTTGCCTTTTGGTAGTATTTGTCATAAAGCTTGCGATCAACGTCTCGTGCAATATTTTCTTTTAACAAAGCAATTCTTATGCTTTCTTCTGCACCTGTGATTCGCTGTTCTACGGTTTTGTTTCCTTTTTTCGCTTCTCTTTCAGCCCGTCTCCTTTGTGCTCGTGTCATAAAGCCTCCTTCTAGGTAGTAGACTATTTTAATGTATTAAAGCTTATTATAATTTAAAATAGTCTATAAAACTGCGCTTTGCTTATATATTTAGTTCTGGCAAATACTCTGGTTGCTCGGATGCAATTGAAACCTTTCCCTGCAACTTCTGACATTCTTTTTGCTTCGCAATCTCTGCGGAGTATGATCTTAAAAAATTACTGTGAATAACTGTCTCAAACTGAGTTGCTTGTCCCTTCGCCCATTCTTCCAGATTCCTTGCGTTTCCAACTGTTGACTGGATAATTGGTGGAAGCTTGGCAAACTCGTCATCAGCATGATATGTGCTGTTTCTGACAGCTATCCGAACCAAAGACCACGCTTCCAACGGCGTAGGCGTGTCTGCTTGACTCAAAGCGACTAACTTTTCGTTAATTTGACCGATTGACGGCGGAAAGCCTGTGTTTTCTGAAAGTATGTATGCTTTGAGTGCTGCACTAACCTGCTCGTAAGTATAGCCAGATAGCATATTTGCCCATGTAGTGGCAGTAAGCTCTATATCTGCAATTTTGTAGTTTGGATATGATACAGTCATTACCGCCATTAACTTTTTAGCCTCGTTTTTAGTCATCCGTAATACTTCCCAAAATTGCATCAAGTTGTGAACGCTGTGAATTTTGCTTGCCCTTAAAGCTATAGCCAGCATCATGCAGTGGGAAAAGTCCTACCCAGCAGTTATCAACAGACTGGTTTAAAATCTTGATCATAAGCTCGATGTCTCCGCCAGATAGATTCTCCAACTTGACTATTGCTCTCTTCAAGGCATTTGCGGTTAGGGGCTTTTTAATCTTTACTCTCATAGAAACAAAATCGTTAAATGCCTCATTCAGGCATTCATCATCAAAGTATTTTTTTGAAGATACGTTCTTGTTTTTTACGTCCATTAGCTCATTTAAATCATCATATAAAGAGATGATTAGCGTAACTGCATCACCCTCACCATTAGACGTTAGCAAGCTCACAACGTTTTTTACTCTAGGCTCATAGCCTTTGTTTTTGATTTGAGTTATCAGCTCTTTTCTTGTCATTTTTACCACCTTCCTTTCTATGCTGTGTCAACTAGTTACAAGGTTTGCACAAACCTGATGCCCTCCGCAGTAGTCGAACCTGCAAGCCGTTAGGCTACCGTGAGGGATAAGTATTTATATTGCCTTGCAACTCGAAGTTGCAATCAATCTTAGGGCTTCAATGAGGTGCTTCTGTGTATCAAAATAAGTCGAATAAATTGTAATGTCGCAGTGGTGAAGCCCGTCCCTATAAAAGTAAAAAGCTGTCATTTTTTCGTCATAAATAATTGCAATCTTGATTGTTAAATCTCTGAATTTCGAATGAATTTCATAAGCGTCATAAGGGGGAAGACCTTTTTCTATTACTGTAGTTATTCCTGCCTTTGAAAAAGATTTTTGAATCTTCCTAATAAATTTTTCAAGGTTTTTAATCTTCATATCACCTTTTCCTTTTCTTATTCATTATTTTGAGTCTCAAATGCCAGATAACACATGATTCCGCAATCCTGCATTATTTCTTCACTCATTCTTCCTCTGTTCGGGTCCAATTCGTCAAGGAATACACCATTGATACAACTGTGTCCAATGTCTCGCTCAAGCTTCGCACGTGCTGCGAACACCTCTGGGAAGTCTTTTCTAATCTTGTTCCAATAGCCCATGCCGCCTTTTACACAGCCAATACAGTTGTTGTTATTGTAGCCCATATCGTACATTACAGGGCGCTTTATACCCAAACGATCAGCAAAAGCATGGCAATCTTGCTTCGACAATCCTCCTTCGATTAGTGGAAAACTGTGATCAAATTCTGGAAAATTTGCCACTATGCTTTCTGCTCTATGTGTTTCACTTGCATCCATGCCCCACACATAAGTCAAATGATATTGCAAATGTTCGTTTTCCCACTTCTTTCTAACCGCTTTCTTCAACATTCCTGTACATGGTGCTCCATGAGGAGAACTGATGAACCTGTATTTTCTGACCACATCTTCCACGCAGTTAAACTCGGAAGATTTTAAAATTGTTACTTTCTTTCCAATGATTTTTTCTACATCGTGTATAAATCTCAGACTGTCTGGGTGCTGATCAGCGATATCTATATATATCCATTCGTCAACATCCTTTTTCAAATATCCAGCAACAAAACTAGAGATTCCTGCTGATAACCAGCACACTTTGTATTTTTGCATAACACCACGCTACAAATGCATGTATCGTGGATCATAATTCGTTTGCTATCAATTGCGTGTGCAGCGTTTCCACTGCACACCTTTTCAGCCACGGTGTTTAAATTTTCTGATACGCCACCACAGATCACTGCGCATCAACCCGGTTTACCGGGCATTCGTTATTCCTTTCTTCTTGTACTTGTTATTAGGGTATCTGTTGACTCAACAAATACCGCGTCACCTGAAACAACAACTTTGTTTTTACAATAAGGGCACATTACACATTTGTTGTAGTAATTTCTGTGTCCGCAGGAGGTTATTTTGTTAAAAAACACATCATCTTCCTCATAGCTCAAATTTCTATCACATTCAGGACAAGTTATTACATTTTCCACTTCAATAATCCTGACCATCTGTCTCCTTTCTCAAGCGCTTTTTCTGGCGGCAAACCTTTGATTCTATTATTCTTTCAGCAAAATCTCTGCCACCAAAAATCATGATGATTTGAGTCAACATGATAATAACGTCAGCAGTTTCTTCAAGAATATCTGCTCTGGCTTTTGCCAAGTCTGTGTCAGGCGTTGGATTTACATTTCCACCCTCCAGCTGAATTGTCTTGCGGCGATGTTTAAGCAGTGCTTTTATCAGCTCGCTCATTTCTTCGATCGCCTGGTCAATTTGTTTATCTGCTCCGTAAGTATCAATACATTCCTGCAGTACTTCTGGATATGCCGTTGTTGGCAATCCTGTTGTTTCGTATATTTTCAAGCGTTCTCGGTTTTCTGCCGTTCCAACAAGTGCCATATAAAAAGTGGCGATAAAACTATCAATATCTTCCTCAAGCTTAAATTGCGAATCGTCATACATTTTGCCACTAAATGCTTCATCATTCATCGTTGATGCCTCAGAATCGCCGTATGCTTTGTTAAGATTCCGTGCAAGCTCCATAAGTGGAATTTCGCGTTCAAAATCCCTGTACCATACTTCACCATCTTTTATAAATACACAATTGTGTATCAATGCTAAGATGCCTGACGGATTATCAAAAATTGTTTTAACCATATTTTTACACCTCTCTAGCCTTAATTAGTTTTCCTGCCAAGTTGTAATCGTATCCAGAATTTTCTTCTTTTTCATTCATGTAGTCGCAGAACTCCTGACATTCTTCTTTAGTTGTGAAGAATGTATGCCACAAGCTTTTTTCTAATTCTTTGAAATCTTTGTTGTGATCCACTATTACATATGCACTACGACCAATTGTGTCGAAATACCCATCTGCAATTTCTTTGTACCAGCCCGTAATCTCTCCACCAGTATCACTAAGCATATATAGCAGATTTTCTTTCGGCTGATATATTTTCTTACGTTCTCCGCATTTGCAATCATCGTCTACCACGTTTCCAGATGGTAATGTCACTTTGATTTTTCTGTACTTATCGCACTTGTCGCATTTCTTTTTGTACTGGTAACTCCAATTTGCTGACCACATAACAGTCTTAAATTGTTTCATTAACTCTTTCAGCCTAGCTCGTTCAGCTTTGGCTCCGGCCTTTTCCATTGCGCTTTTGTACTTTGCTTTCTTTCTCTCATAATCTTCCTTTATGGATTCAAAATTCTCCTTGATGCCCTGCAATTTTTTATTTTCCTCGCGCAGCTTTTCAAGTTCGTCCTTAACTTCCTTTTTTACAGATTCTCGAAGCTCGTTTTTAAGCTCTTCAATTTTCTTGTCAAACTCGCTCGGCTCGAAATATTCTTCGTCATCCATGTAATACATATTATCATTCCTTTCGTTTTTACAAAGCAGCAGTTGATTCAACAACTTCAAATTTGATTGGTAAAAAAGCTGTAAATCTCGATTTCATCCAAGGTTTTTCTTCGGAAGAAAACTCGTCACCATATTCTGAGCAGCATACAATGTTTCCGATGGTATACTTGAAATGGTGTGAATCAAAATAATCCTCATTTTCTGGAGCTTCTTTTAGTACTTTTGTATTGTATGTTTTACAGTTGAGTACACTTAGAAGCACATCACTTGCTACATCGTACATAAATAACAATGTGCCGTCGTTAATGCTGCTACTCATTGTGTAGTAGTTAAAATCAGCATCATCGTCATAGTGCACTTCACTAATGAGGTTTCCGCTTTTTGTCTTTAATTCATAGATTTTATTGCCACTATCTTTTTTAATTATTTCATATATATCCATCTCATACATTGAATCAAATTTGCAATCAGGTAGTCTCTGCTTGATGTATTCAATTGATTTTCCCATTCTCAATGTCCTCCCAGTCAATCTTCTGCCCACAATCTGAGCAATATGGTGATTTCCTTGCAATACTTATGCCACTCCATACTGTCTTTCCGCAGCGCGGGCATTCCCACACCTCGCACTCGCTTTCTCTCAATGTGTGCGGTTGATCACCTCTGTTTTCATGGACAATAGACTTATGAACCACTTTAACTGGTGACTGAGGAAGCTGCTTCTTTAAGCATTCTACTGCTGTTTCGTAAGCAGTTTTTTCCCTTCCAACTCTCAAACTTGTCTGCATATCACAGTTACAAACTAGGTGCTTCATGCATTCCAATTCATGGTTAAAATAATCAATAGACTCCTTAATGTGTTCATTGTTCATCTTTTAAATATTTTCTCCTTTCTTCTTGGTCTGGGATATCAGCAAAACGATATGTAGAAAAAGTATTTGCATCCATTGCTGTCCAACTGCTTCTACCCAAACTAAAAACAGTTACAAGATTGCCTTGTGCTGCGGCAAAGTGAGCTTTGATCCAGTGACCATTCATAGAATCTCTTACTAAAATTTTAGTATCTACAGGAACCTTGTTCCAATCAATCTTTCCTGGCTCGCAAGGACTTTCAGCCCAATGTATAAAGGCTTCATCACAAGAATATTTTGTATGAGCGAATTTGCAATGCCTGCATTCTTTGTGGCACTCGACTATTTGCTCATTTATCAGAGCCGGATGTATTCCTGTTTTGAATAGAATTTGCATTATTTCTTCTGAATACTTTTCTCTATTTATCATGCTATCTCCTTATGCGAATTTGAACTGTCCAGTTTCTTCTTCTCTAACCTTCATATTTGGCATTCTCTGCCGTAAACACATCTCTGGAAGATTTGCTCTTACCAGTGCTGCAGGAATTGGCGGACACACCGCATTTCCACACCTCTTAACTTGCTCTGACCGAGGATATGATTTGCCAGAGTAATCATGGTCAATGATATAATCATCGGGGAATCCCTGACATCCATATAACTCGCGTGGTTCCAACATGCGAAGTCCTATGTCTACGATTTGGTAATCTACGCCTTTGACTGTAACAAGCCCAAATCTATCATGTGTTGTTACGGTGTCTAGGGGCTGTTTAATATTCTGACCATCATTGCTGCCATAATATTTAATCAAGAAAGCTCTGACTTCTCCAAAATGACCAGCTGACGTTGTTACAGTATGTAGCGGCTCTCGCTCATCCTGCCCGATACCAGTCTTGTAGAATTTGCTCAAGAAAGATGTTACAAGTCCATATCTGTTTGAACCATCTACAGTCATTATTGGTTCGCTGATGCCCTGTCCACGAATACTGTCATTTTCATACGAATGATACTGGGTTAGGATCGGAGCTACTAGGAAATTCTTGTCCTTTGCAACAATAGTATGTAAAGGCTTTTCTACACTGTATGCTCTTGGGCTTTTTTGATTTTTAGATTCGCCATATCCGATTTCAGCAATGAATGGATCGGCATTATCAACAACAAATTTCTGAATGCCTCGTGCAATCCGTTGCATTGTTTTTGAAGCTAATGGTCTGACTGCACGAACACCATACTTCTTTTTAATCTCTTCTGATGTGTCAAAAATACTTGGACACGGAATTGAAAAGTCTAATTGTGTGTATGCCCCTACATATGGCTTTAAAATACCTTTTTTAACCGCTTCACTATCTAATGGAGCATGTGTAGGCTCAGGCCATAATATTGGCTTATTATCGCATCTGGCAATTAAGAAGAATCTTTTACGCATTGTAGGCGCACCGTAATCAGCTGCGACTAGTTCACGAAACTCTACAGTATATCCTAAATCTGTAAGTTGCTTGATAAAACGTTTGAACGTTTCTCCTGACCTTGATTTTATAGGGTGATGCCGTCTATTAAGCGGCCCCCATGTTTTAAATTCCTCGACATTCTCAAGCATTATCACTCTAGGTCTAACTAGTCCAGCCCACCTGCAAGCCACCCAAGCAAGGCCGCGGATGAATTTATCCTTCGGCTTTCCGCCTTTAGCCTTGCTGAAATGTTTGCAGTTATGTACAACGATACTTTCAGCAATGTAAGTTTCATCGTCTTCCACACTGATATTGTAAAAGGTTTCGACTGTACCTGTCTTCTCAACTTTTTTAACAGCCGTCCACAAATATCCATCTTCCGTAAATGTTTGTGCATGTTTGTCGTCAATGGCTATCTTCCACTTCACGATATAAATATCATGAGTTTTTACAGTTCTGCCTTCAATCTTGTCTCCCTGATGATTCGTGTAGATAGTGGGCGAGTACCCCATTGTGACCGCCAATGTACGAAGCCCATAGGCAAGCTTTTTGGAAATGGTTGTGCACTCAACCTTATTTCCACTTGTCCAGCCATCTGCGCTCAAATAGCCCGACATAAATGCTTCCTTATACGGCTCTGGTGCGCCGTATAGCCATGCCGGAATCGTTTTTTGCAATGCTAAGTGGCCAAAATTACTTCTCAACCACTTAACAAGTGCTCGATTGTTGGCAGTGAATTGTCCACCTGTACGAACATCGCGATAGTACCAGCTTAATTCACCATCTTTGCATCGCACTCCTTTACGTGACCACATGTTTAGCTTCTCTCTTAGAAACTCCACATCCTGCATCCCACTAGCGATTGTAATTTCCGCACGAGTATCCGTTAATCTGGTCCACCCATCTCCCACATATCTTCCAGCTAACCACAGCAATCTCTCATCCACTGGTAGAAAAACCGATTTCGTATTCGGCTTTTCCAGCTGTGGGATAGGCATAGGATCTACGTTTATTCTGGATGCCCAGTACATATCCCCTTGGATATCCTTTGCTCTGACCCATTGCATATCATTGTGGACTCTTTTGTACTGCCTAACTTGGTTATTCCATAAGTGAGGACAATTTTTGATTAAAAATGGATGGTCCTCACTACAGAGCATTCCAACATTACCGTACCCTACGATTCTCACCGCTTTTTTGCGAGACATCATAGTTGCAGTAATGGGTTTCCATGATCCATTGTGCGTCAGTACCTTGTCACCAACTCGCAAGGCTTCTATCGGCTGATATCCAGTTTCCGTTAGAACCAAAGTTCCTTTTGCAAAGCAGTCTGGCGAAAACCATGCAAGCCCGACTGGGTGCCCGCCACAAGCCTTTACTGGATCTACCTGCCAAACGTCCTCACAATAATGTTTTGTAGTTGGATGGTTAGTTCGATGCATTCTGATAGCTTCTGGATCATGGTTGATTGCAATATCAACACTTACCCCTGTTGCCATCTCTATTCCTGTTGAAGCTCCGCCACCACCTGCAAAGTTGTCTACCACTAATTCGCCGTTTATCATAGTCTCTCCTGTCAACATGTGAGTATCTGTATTTTTCTTTTGGTTTTTTACAACTCGTTCCTATAAAAAATCAATAACGTTATAAAAGAATCAAAACCCACAAAAGTATCAGTGAGATAATCCACAATGCTTCAAATGATGCTCTGGTCCTTTTGGGTCCTATGTAGTGCAGAAGCATAGCTAAAAGCATAACCACACATAAAACACCCTTAATTATTTGCATAATATTCAACTCCTCTCATTCTTTACGTTTTACAAAGGATTTGCATTCTGTATTCAACAAGCATCCATAATCACGACCTATGGTATAGCCCGGTATCTCGTATCCATTCTCACAAACGCGACAATATTCGCCACATTTATACTTGCTATTTACAGCTTTTTCTGCTTTAAGCTGATCCAGTTTATCTTCAAGATTTATCTTTGCATTTTTAAGTTCTGTGTTCTCTCCTTCCCCACTTAGATACTTATTTCAAGGAAGTTAGCTGCTGCAGCAGCCAACCCCCACGGTGCTTTTTATAATTCTTTAATCATCTTATCCAATTCCTCATCAGAAAAATTCTCCAGTGCAGCTTCCTCTCGTCTAGCCTTGATAGCCAACAGTTTCTGCTTCATCTCTTTATTAGCCTTCTCATTTTCCCTGATTTTCTGTTCTTCTAGCTTCGCAGAAACAATGTATCGAACGATTGCAATCTTATCGGAAAGCTCTTCATCTTCTTTTGTCTTTAGCTTCAGCAAACTTTCTTCCGATGCCTTCTTAACTTCTGCATTCAAGGTCTTGAAGACTGAATCTAAATCAGCCAGGCGAAGATCCCATAAATCCTCAATAGTTATCTGTCCACGATACGGGAAACGGTACTTACATCTTGTCGCTAACTCAAATAAATTCTTTTCCATAATAATTTCTCCTTAAAATTTAATTTTCATAATACGTTCTGTCGCGCCCTTGACTTTAACAACCAATTCTGCTCTTTTAGTCATGCTAAAGCCAATTCCAGACAGCTGGTCATCCGCGTCCTCTACATGGCACTTCGCACCTAAAGCTTCAAAAACTCTTTTATGTGGTTCAAGCTCATGCTTTAAGAACTCGTTATAGTATCCGTTTGGTTCTTCTGTGTTCTTGCATCCCTTTAAGAAGAAGAACAAATGCCTGTGGCCAATTCCGTTCTGATCATCAAAATAATTCGGGCTATAACTGATTACTGATACAGGCACAAACTGATTGGTGTTCACTCCCCAAATTTCCTTGTTGACAGTTCCGGATGTTGCAGGAAGAATCGGCTTGATTGTGAACTCATTATTTTTGTTCATTGTTATCTCGGCAACATCGACATTTCTTACAACCGGATGTGGATAGTTAAAACTATAAGTCTCCCCACCAAAAGCAATCTCAGCAGAAAATCCTTTTGATCCTCTCGCCGCATATTGATTAACATAGAATTTGTATGTTCCGGGAATCATTCGATTATAATTGCTCCAAACAATATTCTCGACAGATGGAACTCCTGGTCTTTGACTCATTGGCTCTCTAATGTCAATATCCAAATTTCCGCCAGTTCGACCATGTTTATCCGCAAAATAGATTTCGTTGCCGTTTGGTTCTTTGCAATGAGCATCCAAATCACTATTGTCGTCTTGACCATCATTCCACTGAATAGAGAATCGAAGCACTCCATCAACCTTTCCTCCGGCATCCTTTACATTCTTGCGGATATCGGAATCAGTGATATTTCCGCTATAAGCCCAACTTAAAGGATTGTTCCACTTAAACATTGACTTTGCGTCCTTATTTATTGGGGCGATTAAAGAGACAAAATTAGAAGCATGTTTATTTTCAACAAAAGCTTCAACTTCCCTAGCTGCAGGAAGTACCTTGTCAATGAAATCCTGTGCTGAAATCTCTTCAACTTTAGAGAACTTCTTTGGATTTACCACTACCTCCTTCTCCATCTGACCAAAGATGTCATCTGCTCCGACGATTCTTTTTGCAGCATCTTTGTTTGAAAACAGGATATTATTGACTGTAATATCATCAAGATTGGCAAAGCGACGCTGAAGAGCATCCATATATCCCAATTCCGCAATTGTCTTCTTTGCATCTTCTAACATCTTTTTCGTAAAAATTGCTTTGACTCTCTTGTAGTTTGCCGGAGCTACAATTACTTCATATTTTCGAACAGCTTGATCGAGATCCATTCCCTTACTAATATTGACAAGCAAGGTTCCAATGGAATGATTTCTAATTCTGCCAATTACCGGACCCACTTCTGCTGACTTTTCCCATGCAAAAAGATCTTTCTGGGAATCAGGCAGTTTTTCATATATCCTCTTATATTTCTTGAACGCAATTAACTGAATCTTCCACTCTTCACCCTTATACAGCGTGTTCGAATTGATTAACTCAAGTACTGTGTCAACAGCCTCCATACTAATTTCATCAAGCGAATGTTTGAATACGTTCTTGGTGTCCCTATATTCGGCACGAATCCTCTCGTTAGATTTGCCGCTCCTGTTTACCCATTTGCCCGGCAAATCTAAAAACATATGTGTCCACTCATGAGATCTTCCATTGATTTCTTCAAAATCGCGGTCAGTTCCAACTTTTTTGAATTTACTAACAAAAATGTCAGAAATCGCATTCCCCTTTACAAAAGAATCTAAAGCATCACACACTTTCTGGAACTCTTCGCTGCCGGCATCAAATTCCCAAATTGTATGAATTATACCGTCCTTAATAGTTACAGCGGCTCCAATGCTCTTGACAAAATGTCTGCAGCAACTGCAATCATACTCTCGGCGCTTTCTGAATAAAATGTTTGTACCAGGTCCAAAACTGTCCAAATATAAATTCCACAGTTCATCCTTGTCCACATTTACGATATATAGTTGCTTGCAGCCTTTCATTTCATCTTCAAAATGTTTCTGCATTTTTACTCTAAAAATATCAAAATTATTCATTGATCATATCTCCTTCCTCATAGCTCTCGACACTGATAAGCTCCATAAACTTATCTCTCTGGCGCTCTGAAACCTTGTTACCCTGTTTTTCAGGCTTGACAGCAATTGTAAGGTGTTTCTCAGCAATAGATGATAATTCCTTAGCTAGCGATTTCTTGCCTTGCTGTATGCCCTCAAAGTAGCTTCTGGGTTGCTTTCTGTCTCCTATAGTTCCACTTGAACGGTTTTCACCTTGTCCACCCAGACTAACATTCCGAAGTTGATAGCCATTTTCTGCATAAAATCTGATGTAATACTTTTCCTGCTCGTCAAGCTGATCAATAGGAACATTCATGTATTCAACCTTCCACCCGTAAGGATTGTCCACTGAATACAGTTTGTGCTTTTTTAGGCTCAGGTCTATGTGCTGCTTGTAGCCAACCATATGACTTGCCAACCTGCTAAGTATGTGCATGGCTTGCCCGACATACGCAAACTGGAAACCGTTCTCATCCTTTCTGGTCAAAATGTAGATTCCGCTTTCATCGTTCAGCTGGGGGTTGACTTTCAGCAGTCGCTTTTTGTTCTCCTGCTCTATGGCTTTTGCTTTTGCAATGTTTCCGTATTTATTCATCAATAACCTCTATTTTCTTGATACAGCTCTTGTAAAACCTCTGGTTATCGACTCTGTATTTCCCATCAAAATCGCGTTCAAGCTTTCCAACTGACTGTGTACCTTCAAAAAATGTTACCCTTACATTTTTTCCCATTAAGCTATTTAGTTTTGCGTCGTCATGACTATTTTTCATTGATCTTCTCCTATAAACTTAATCTTTCTGCCACAGCATGGACAGTACTTGATTTTGCTCAACAAATCAGTCCCGATAGATATAGCATCGCTACTGCAATTGGTTTTGATATGAAATACATCTTTCTCTTGTTCCCACTTGCAATATGTTCTTTTCTTTTTCCTTTCAAATCTTTCAATTTCTTTCTTAATTTCTCCAAAGTGAAATTCCCCACTCGCAATGTCTTCATAGCGTAAATTTTCGAAAAGAGTGTAAAAACTCCCATCCCATATAGGCTTATCTTTCAATTCTTTTTCTAAATCCTCTACGGTATCACCCTGTATAATGTAATCTACTTCTGTTAGGATATCATCAAAGAGGTTTTTTAGATATTTTCGAAAAGATTCCTCATCACGTGGAATGCGGTATACTGCAATTGTATACAGCGGATTTTCAAACTGTTTTTTCTCGTTATTTAACTCATATTCTGTAGGCATGTGAACTGCAACTGATCCTTCACTACGGGCAATTTCATATCCCCAACCAATTCGAAAACGAATGGTGCGAAATGCTTTGTTTGCCATTTCTTCCGAACTGTATTCTTCAACCACATTGCAAATGTGCACTTTATTTCCAATTAGATATAGACAATCGACTTCACTATAGCAATGAATTTCTCTTTTATCTTTTTCAAATACAAAAATCATTTTTCTTCTCTCCTCCTTTTACACTTTTTACATAGCCAAACCGACCATGTGAATAAAAATAGCTTATGCTGGCTTCCTGATCTGCTTTCCCATTATCAATATGGCTTTGGCAGCATTGCTCTGCTCGCTTTCTGGCGCCCTCTTCTCCAAATGCCTGTACATCCCAACCTTCTCCGCAAATATTGCAATGTATGTATTTTTTTACTTTTACTTGATGTCCTTCACGGAAATGTTTTTCTATTTCTGCTTTATTTGTGGAGTTCAGCATACAAATCGGGCAATAATAGTAGGTCATGCTTTTAGTTCGTTCAAACTTCATTTTTGTCTTCGTTTTTTCATCCCTTTCCAAATTGTCCAAAATACTTTCCTAGAGCAGAAGCCAAATTTTGCAGTTTATCTTTAACTCTTTCAAAGCAACTTCCTAAATCTGTAAATGTGATTGTTTCTGAATCCATATTTTTTTTCAATGGTTCTTCAAGCGATGTCAGTTGCATAGCCTGCTGATACTGCTTTGGATTCATACCATAAAGTTTCTTAAACTGTTTCTTTCTCTGCCTTTTATTCATCGTTTACACCTCCTTCCAGTGCTGCTCAAAATCTTCTACTGTGACCAGGAACAAAATGTGCCGTTTTTCACTAAAAATGGTAACTTCACCTGCTTTCTTGCGCTTAAACTGCCACTTTTGCTGTGGTAAGCAGCTTATCCAACATTGATCACCAAATATATACTGGCGCCATACTTTAGGCCTGCACCATCCTTCTTTATCCATTGGATTCTTCCTCAAAGGCTTCTTCCATGGCTGCTGTAAGCTCGTTTGCATTGTGAAGTGCCACTTCCGCTTCAAAAAATTTTCCTTCTTCCATTCCTTTGCTAGCTGCCTTAATAAGGAAATCATGAAGAATTACAGCTGCGTCGATACTGTAAATATTTACCGAAATGCACTTCTTATCCTTTAATGCGTAGCTTGATACTATTGACATTTTTATACCTCCGTTAATCTGCCAAAATTTTTTAATAAATCATTCTTATTCATCCTTAACCTCCTTCGGTTCAAATTTTGGAAACGGCATCCAGTAAACAACATGTGCTCTGTCTTTAAGTGTCATTGGTACTGTCGTCCACTTGCCGTTAATTGTTTTACCTGTTCCAACTACAAGATTATCTTCATCATTAACTAGTACTACTAAAACGGTATTTGAATTTTTTTCCCAAAACGAATTGCGCCACTTGTCAGTCCCTTTGAACTTTGCAAATATACTGTCGTGTTCTTCTGGCATTGCTTCTTCAGTGGAAATCCATCTGTCTTTCTTGATTTCATCCGCAAGTGCCGATAAAGTCTGTTCACAGCTAGAAGCAATCTTCAAGGCAAGCTTTTCATGTTCACTTTTGGATGCGAATATATCGCACTCATCTATGTACTTTTGGCAAAGTGTAGCTTCTTCTTTTATTTCTTTTAAATATTTCTTCAAATATTTTCTCCTCTCAAATATTTTTTTGTATCTTTCGTAGAGTATCTTTCCACGTAGTTTTCTATTTCAGGAGCAATAATATTAAGGTTTCCGTGTACCTTCAACCACTCTATAACAAACCAATACCCTAAGCCTTGTTTTGGCTCCCAACAACCAGCTTTATTGAATGTTCCTCCTCTCATTACATAGTCATATACTTTAGGGTTTGTATTTCTCAGAAGCATAAAGCGGTCATCTTTTTTTATATGACAACCAAATCCACAAAATGTGCAACCAGTTCTTGAACAGCCAGTTGTTTTCAAAAGAGGACGCTCATTATCAAAAATTCCATAATCAGAAAGACTTATTTGTTGTTCGACTTGTCCTTCTTTGTGAAAATCTTTTACAACATTTCCATATACGCTACAAATTGGTGTAAAATCTTCTCTTTCATAATTTGTATTTGTAATGGGGTTAATGACTTCTTCAATATCGCACCCGTTCTCAATTTCTATGTGTGATATTCTTCTATTAACCATGTCTTTTCCATACAGGTAAATGTATAGTAGAACGTCTTGTTCTGTCCAAAAAGCCATTGGATTGCTGATTGGATTCTTTGCATCAAAAGCATTGCATCCGTTTTGTAACCACTTTTGTGTTCTTAACCTGCTTTCACATGCCATTTGTCCAGTGATTGGTACTCGCTTCTTTGTTCTGTTATACATATGTGCAGGATATTTTTTCATTACATCACAGCACTTGTTAGATATATAAAATGGCGCGTCTAGCAAGAATTGATAATGCTCCATGGAAAATATACTTCTATCTTTTCTAGGGACATTCTCCGCTACCGGGTGGTTTTTGTCTTTTGTTAACATACCTGTCAGAATTGCAAGTCTTTGGTTCGCGCCTCCCTCTCTGTTCACCATTTTCTTGTTTAAGTATTCTCCCAATCCGTTTATCTTCCGCCATTTGTTGTCGTATCCTCCTGGACTCATTTTTGAAAGCGCTGCACTGTTGCATTGTTCCAAATAGGTGGGAAACTTCGTATTGATACAAATGATGTTGTTTTGCGTAGACTGCTTCAAGATGAAATCGTTCGATAAGCTGTCTGTCTATCTGTCTGGTCAAGGATTCCTGACTCAATTATGCTTGTCAAGTACTTCTTTGCACCATATACACACTCAGAAACCTCTTTGCTAATAAATGGATATCCGTATTTTCTGATGACCTGTTCAAAGTTCATTTGAGGTTTCAAAATCTCCACATTATCAAACATCTTTACAAAATTTCTGATCTGTGGAAATTCCAAGCCTGTATCAACGAAAATTGCAGGGATTTGTGGGTAAATCTCTCTTGCGATATCAAGCAATACCGTACTATCTTTTCCGCCACTAAAAGATACATACACTGCTTCCTTTCCAAAGGCATTTACCCAGTTTTGGATGTTGTCTTTTGTTTTCTGAATTTTTGCATTTAAGGGAAGGGACTGCAATTGATTTAATTCCCACATTTCATGCTTCTTTTCCACTATCCATACCCTCCTACGCTACATTCTGACTTTTCTCAATTTCTTCATCGGTTCGCACAACAACAAGTGGGATCTCTTTTAAAATGTTTTCTATAAGTTTCTCGAATGCAGCCTTGGCATTTTCTGCGTTCTTATATTTGCCAATTGGGTAATCAGTCGACTCGTTTGAGCCTTTAACGTGTTTTAATAATATTTCTGTTTTTGAAAGTCCGTTAATGTAAACGTCAACTACATTGTCCCAGTTGTAAAAAGCATTTCTATCTTGTCTTACAATGATCATCTCAAACCTCTCCCTTCTTTTTTAGTTAAACGGTAGTCCTTCATCTTCTACACCGTCTGGGATGTTCATAAATCCGCTTGCAACTGCGCTTGCCGGCTCTGGTCTGGACTGAGACATTGCTGGTCTGTAACCGCCATTGTCTGAACCTGCACTTGCTGACTTGCTCTCTGCAAACTCCTGATCCTCAACAATCACATCTGTCGTATAAACTTTCTGGCCATCCTTATTGGTATAGCTGCCGGTCTGAATGCGTCCGGTAACCACTAGCTTTGTTCCCTGATGAAAATATTTCTCAGCAAACTCTGCTGAACGGTCAAATGCTACACACTGAATAAAGTCAGCTGTCTGCTCACCATTGGATGTATTTGCGCGTCCTCTGCGATCTACGGCCAGTGTATATCTTGCAATAGCCATCTGGCGTTCTCCCTGTGAGTAACGAACTTCTGGGTCTCGGGTAAGTCTTCCCATTAAAATTACTTTGTTCATACTAAGCCTCTTTCTTTAAAGTTTTATTCTTTTCTTTCTCGTTCCTAGTTCCCTCTGCCTTGTAAGAGTATACATAAGCTCTTCCTCTGGTCTTATTTCCTGCTTAATCTTCAGTTTAAGCATTGTTCGCATAGCTTTGAGAAAATCTTTTCGCTCTTTTTCTGTCATGCCAAGTTCAAAAGCAAGCGTAGGTACAATTAACTTTTCATTCAGTAAAACTTGCCGATTTTTCTTCACTTTGAAGCCCTTCTTTCTTTTAATACTGAAACACCCCTGCGTCCATTCTTTCGTTATATCTTTTCTCTGCATAGTATCTGAATGTGTAGTATTCAAGACCACATTTCTTTGCGGCTTCGCTGCATCCAATGTCCCCTTGCTCCCATTCCAGATATACGTCTGTAAAGTTTGGCGGAAGAATCACTCCTCTCTGGATTCCCTTCCTCTGCTCTCCAATCTCTTTCAAACGGATATTTGCATACTTACGGAATGTTGTATGCGACATCCCACATTGTCTAGCTGCCTTTTCGTCCGAGAGCAATCCGAGCTTCCATTGTTCAAAGCAATCATCAAACATTGGCGGCAAAGGCTTTGGTGGTACTTTATTACCAGTCTTGACGGTATGCCTATCACCTCTCTTCGCAAGTTCTTCTCTCGCGTACCTTTCAAAAGTTGTAACACAAACACCTATCTTCTTTGCACCTTCTGGTCCGGTTAACTTTCCGTCCCTCCAGGCAATGTAAAGCTCCTCTGGAAGTGTAGTTTTTTTCACAACAAAGTTTGATCTATGACCTGTTTGCTTTTTAGGTACCTTTGCCTTAGCTGTATCTTGCCAGTGTAGCCAATTCTTATACATTGGACGCTGGCTAAACTTTGAACAGTGATACCCTAACTGGATATTATATGCACGATTATCAGCTTCTTCTGCAGCTTCTTCTTTGCTCAGAAATACTGCCCTTCCAAGCGCTAATCTCTCCCAATGATGTATATTGTTCACGTTGTTTCCGATGTCACGTTTTTCGGTTATCGTATCAAAATGTGTGTCTGTCACGGCTATAACAATTGATTCAACAACTTCAAGTCCGTAGTTGTCGAACCCTTCGAATCCCTTTTGCTTTAACTCATAGTTGCTTAATCGGTATTCCTCTACGTGATAGACAGGAGTTCCGATCTTAATCTCATTCATCTTGTACCTCCTTTATCAAATAATTTAGATCATATCCACCTTCTACAAACTCTTTAGTGAGCTTGTGCCTGATACCGTTGCCTAAGTACTGGTATATATCAAGCATGTCATCATCAGAGAAATTTGTCTGCAGATACTGGTTTATACCCTTTCGGGTTCTATTCCAGAATCTTACGTTCCTTATGTGTTGCTGATAAACCATTGTTTTGCAAGCGTCCCTTGACACATATTCGAGCAATTTACATTTAAGATCTTCTTTGCTCTCAATGTCAGCTACGGAAAAACCAGAATGCTGCTTGTTTAACAGCAAGTATCCCTTGCTGCTAATACTACTGCCAGGAAAGCATTCCATAAGCTTCAAAATTTCATTCAAAATCATAATCACTCCAATCTATCTTCTGTCCGCAGTATGGACAGTGTACGCAAACTCCTGCTTCTGATTCATACCGTGTGCCACATGTCGGGCAATACCATTCGTATACATTTTCGTTTGATGCACAGATGACTGGTTCTTCTGCAATTGTTTTATGCATGTCTCTGTTTTCGAGAATATTGTTGACTATTTCACATGCCGTTTGTAGGGGTACTACACGACAATAGGTATGTGGATATGCTACCGCAACCATCAATTCACTATTGCTAATCAAAAGGTTTTTGATTTCATCACTTTTTGCAATAGACATTTATCATTCCTCCCAGTCAATTCGCTGTCCACAATTTGAACAATAGGAATCAGCACATTCATTGATGATGCTTCCACAAACAGGACAGTCACATCCCTCACCTAATCGGATAACTGGCTTTTGTGGAATCTGCTTTTTAAGAGCACGATGTCCCTTCATGAATGCAAATGCGGTTCTCATTGACTTTTCAACAGCCTTGTAATTCTTTTCCTTTAAGGCTTGTTCAATTGCTTTAGTGCAAGCATCAAGGCTCTTTTTTAATATCTTTGCTGCTTCTTTATTGCTCATTTGCTTTTTCCTTTCTTACAGGAACGGACATGTTTCGTAATTAAACAATTGCCAGGTCTTACCTGCTTCTGCAGCGTCCACATTTGCCATTCCTGCGACTTCTTTTATTCTTGTGACCATTTCCTCTGGTACTGCATTATTTGCGCTTAAATGGCAAATAATGACGTTCTGGAGTGCGTTTGTTGTGTTAGCTTCTATGAAGCCTGCGCACGTTTCTAACTCCATATGTCCCTTGATAACATGTAATCTTTTTCCGGTGACATCCTCTGAAATGTACTTCTTTTGGTAATTGCAAGACACCAGGATATGGCTAATATCCTTAAATCGCCACCTTACAAACTCCGTATCAGTAATGTAGAGCATTCGCTCCATCTCTGGATGCTCGATGATGAATCCATAGCACGGACACTCTGTACCGTCTGCATCGGTATGTTTGAAGTGCCCATGCACATCATTCATCGGAACTGATACAATTCTAAAATCACCATATCCACCGATATAGGAGTTATCTTCATAAGGTTTGTAGACTGGGATTCCCATTTCTTCCAGATCGCTTACTGCTTCCGAGTGATCTCTGTGTTTATGTGTGGCAACGCATCCGACAATATCAGATACCTTCCAATCACATCCCTTTTTGATCTTCATGATCGGGATTCCTGCATCAAGAAGAAACATCTTGCCTTTGCTATCCTTTAAAACATAGCAATTACCAGAACTGCCGCTGGCTAAACACGTTAGAATCATCTAAAAAACTCCTCTCTCAAGTTCTATGTCATTCATCCTTCCACGCTTTCAATGTGGTAACGACCATATCCACTTGTTCTTCCACTTCCAATTCCGTTTCCAAAACCTGCAAGACGAATAATATTTAATATCTGTTCCAAGGAATACGCATTCTCTGTATACTGAATGGTGAATGTTGCACTCCATCCGCTAAATCTATTCAGTCGTACAAGTACCGGAGCGCCCTTCTTTGGCGACATAAGCTTTTCATCAATAAAATGCTCTGCAAACTTGATCGGAACCAGATTGCCCTTTGCAATGACATTTACAGCAGCGTTAAATTTTGTTGCGTAAGTGTCAATCTTGTTTTGTACAACAGCCTGTCCAAATGACTTTTTTAAGCCAAATGCCGTAATGCACGGTGCATTGTTGGTCAGTGCTTCTCTCAAGCCTTCTTCTGTGAAGTCTGTAGGCTTTCCGCCATACCAGTGCATGGCAGTGATCACTTCTTCCCATACATTTGTAGCCGCTGTGTCCTTAGCCTTGTTCTTTCTCTCATCGGTAAGCTTTCTGGCACTACAATCATTCATCTTGTTAAGTACCAAATCCCCATCACCTGCAATAGTAATTCTTGCCTGCTTGATGCTTAACGGTTTCAATTCGATAACCTGTGTTTCTTCCTTCTTTGCCATAATTTGTTTTCTCCTTTTTGTTTTGGTCTAAGCTTTCGCTCGAGGTGTGGTACAAGCGTTGCAATGTTTTGTTCTGTGGTGTTCTGTTATGTCTTGTTCTGTACTGTAGCGTTCTGTTATGTATTGCAGCTTATGCCGCGTCTCAAACGAAAACTTCAAGTGTTCTGGTAACACTTGCAGACAACATGAAATGTTTTGTCGTGTATTGTCGTGTTCTGTAATGTCCTGTCTTGTATTGTACTGTGCTAGGCAACTCATGCTGCCTGCAAATGCTACCAGTTTATTTTTGCGGTATCCACTCGGTACATAGCATAAACTATGCATAATTATGTATATTGTTGTATTCTGTGATGTTTTAAACTATCCTGTACTTTGTTATGACATATTGCTTATGCCACATATAGAATGGATACCTTTTGCGTCGTATTATGTACTATTCTGTCTTTTATTATTCTGTCTTGTACCGTTTTGTTTTGTTATATTCTGTTCTGCCCTGACTTATGGGCTAGCATAAAGCAACAAACAATCTGTTTTGTAGTGTAGTGTATTGTTATGTTCTGTCCTGTCCTATCACTTTTTGCTATATAATTGAGGCTTACTTGCTGCCTCGTGCTAGCTCATAAAATTTGCTTAACTCGAATGCTCTGTAGATGATGTAATGTTTTGTTATGTTGTGTCGCGTTATGTTCTGTCCTGTGCTGTTATGTTTTTGATATATGAGCCATTCTTTTCTCAGATGGTGCATACCGTTACACCATCCATAGAACACTCGAATTAAGCATTGAAATTGTTTAGACGGCTATCTTGTCGATTTCTTCAAAGACACTCTCCAACTCAGAAAGCGACTTATACCGATTTTGGAAGCTTCTTAGCTCTGCGTAAGCCCTCTGTAGCAACTTCTGATACTCGTCAGGTTGTGTTGCAAAATGCGTTGTCGGCATATACACATTTCTCTGACTTGTGATCTGGAAGTGCCTGATAGGCGGTTTGTTGTCCTGCTTTGGGACAACTACAAAGAACTGGATAAGCTGTCTTGCCTGCTGCAAGCGATATTTCTCTGCCGCTATGCTATCGTTCCATTCAAAGCACTTATGAAGCTCTGACTGTTCGTCTCTTGCTTTCTCAAGCACTTGTTCTGACGTTATCTCTGTATCTCTTCCGATTTCATCCAGACACTTTGCGGCATTGGCTTTGAAAATCCCTTCTATTCTCCATTTAATTTCATCCATAGGCTATCTCCCTACTGCATAAATGCTGGAAGTTCCTGCTGACCGTCTGCATCAGCTTTTAACTCTCGATTTCCAGTTGCAGGCTCAACAAATGTTTCTGAATTTGCTTCATTTTTAATTTCGTATGCAACATTTTCCTGCTCAATTTCAATTGGAGAAATGTCCTCGAACTGATCAAGTCTGTCAGATATCTCGGAAATATTACCATCTGTACTCGTATTTGCGATCATTTTGCACAAACGGTTGATTACAGTTTTCTTTGACATCTGATCTTTGAATTTTGTGTGTGTACTGGCAGCATCCTCTTTCAATCCACCCATTCGCTGATTCCATGCTTTCTTCAACTGGTTAATATTCATGATCTCTACTATCTGGCTTCCATCTATCATTGTTCCGACAGCATAAGCACCTTTTATCTTGTCATTATCAATGTTCATGAAGTCCTGTGTGTGTTCATCAATAACTTTCTCACCATTAACAATGTGATACTTAAATGTATCGCCCTCATAGATGATCTCTGCACTGATCTTCTTTAAACCATTACGTCTTGCCAATGTGATATTTCCAAAGTAAGATTTCTGGAATTGGCACTTTCCTCCGTAAGCAATAAAATATCCTTGTTTTTTATTAACATTGAGCGCCAATGTGGCCATTTCCATAAGTGAATTTACAATACTAGCCTGTGAGCAGCTTTCAAGAACCGGACGTTTATCTTTATCAACAGTCTCTTTTAATATCAGATACGCTCCAGTTAATGCATTTGCTACGTTGTAGTCTTTTGGAAATGCCAAGCCAAAGTTCTCTTTCTCTTTTAATTGGCGTACAAGCCCATCAATAAGGCCATTATTTACAATTAAACTGGCCTGCTGATTTCCTGTACTTAATGCTTCTGCTTTAGCCGCTGCCATTATTCCTCGCCCTCCTTAATCTCAATGTGCATCTTGTCAAAAAACTTGCTCAAATCATCAAATGATTTGAATGTGTTATTGCAAAATATAAGGTATGCAGAAATGTCGTTCATTAAATTGCCTGTAATATATTCTATTTTGCCTTGCGTCACTTTAAACTTTAACCCTGTTGGGAAAAGCACGTTATCACCTTTTGCAACCTCAACAGCTCCACTGTAGTATGTCGGCTGCTCTTCCTTTTTCTCTTCTGGTTCCTTTCCCTGCTCGTGCACAGTTTCCAGATCTTCATCTTGTTTTCTTTTTTCCAATTTTTTCAGTAGCTCATCTGACGCTTTACTTAATGCTGACAAAAAACTGATATCGTCAACACTATTTTTATAAACTCCCACGCCCATCTCACCTGTCTTTTCGTCCTCGACAAGAACGGCATTAAAAGCTAATCCGGCCTTAATTGTAAATCTAGTGCTCATATTATCCTCCTTATTTTGTTTTTGCCTTATTGTTGCAGCACTCTGCTTCGCTAATCTCTGGTGCTCTTTTGATCGTCTTGATATTGCTTCTTCCATAGGCTTCTATCCATGAAAGGTCTACTGGCTCATCTACTACTGTGACTTTTGTACCGTTTGGAGTTACTGCTTCGTCTCCCGGCTTTAAATCTTCCTCTGCCGCAAAACAATAGCTTCTTTTACTGCCCTCATATCGGGCTTTTACATAATTACTCATTAGCTTTCTCCTTTTAATAATTTTTTACTGCTTAATTTCTTCTGCGAAGATTGATGGAGAAAAGATACAAACTGGACGAACGCCGTAGTTGCCGTTGCAAATGCTGCTGCGGATGCTTTCGGACGGGCGAACAACGGTAGTCAATGTATAATATCCGCTGTGCGACGTACTCCATGGAGTAAGTAACCACCAGCAACACTCTCCATTTGGAATCAGGCTTCTGTATTTTCTGTACTCGTCAAGAGTAAGCAGCGAAACCTTGTCTTTACATGCTCTGTATTGATTCTGCCCATCAACAGACAGTAAATCCCTCTCAAATTTAATAACATTCTCCTCTCCAATTTCATTTTCTATTTTTTCAAGGAGATCACTATTCAGATGCTGACGTAGTTCACTGATTCTCCAGTCATTTATGTCTGGATCAAATCTCTTCAACTCTGATTTTTCTGCAAGGCACATGCAACCCGAATCGAGAACATCAAGGATTTTCCATTTTAGCCCTGCAAGTTCGAACTGATTGCCTGCTTTAGGCTCAACATCAATTTTTCTTTTTGAATTACTTTCTAAGATGCTTACTCTTTTCTTTAGATCATCGAACTGCTTTTGCAACCCTTCTAATGTTAATTCAGCCATTTACTCTCCTTTCGATACAAAGATGTTAGATTTTAAGATACAAACTGGGCGAATACCGAGGCTGCAGTTGCAACTGTAGCTGCGGATGACGCCGGACGAAAGAACAACAGCCATTGAACGATTGTATTCATGGTTTGGACTAGTCCATGCTGTACAAGTCCACCACCAATCATCCAAATCCTTATTAACAATCAAGTTGTTATACTTTCTGGCTTCGTCAAAAGTGAGCAGGCGAACTTTGCAAGTCAGCTCCCCGTAATTATCCTGACCATCTACTGTCTCAAGGCTAACTCTGTGTTCCACAAGATTCTCTGCTCCGACTTCATTTTCAATAGTTGGCTGAATTTCAGCTTCGATGTATTTTCTAAGTCCAGATATTTTGTAATCTACTGTATCATCTGCAAATTCTCTGCCTTCTGCTATAAAATTCTTCGAGATAACCTTGGTTTTTCTTTCGTGTTGTTCGAGGACAATATAATCATTCTCTCCAATACAAAATGTTTTTCCGGCTTTTAAGCTTTCCAGTTTAACCTTGTTACTCTGCTCTCTTTCTTCAAGCATTTTTACCAATGCCCTTGCAGCTTCAAGTTCTTTGCTCATGTCTGTCTCCTTTCTTATAGTCGTGGTGACTTGACTAAATCACGTACAACTCTATATTTTGAAATGTTTTCTCCATCTTTCTCAACAAAGTAGAACGCTCCATCATTCGGCTCTCTGAAACCGCTGTAATACTTTGTATTTACCATTACCGCATCCTGCTCCTTGCAGCGGCTGCACCATTCGCGGATTTCTGCGCCGAGGTAACTTTCTCCGCTGTTCACTACAACCATTTGCTCTCTCCTTTCTTTTCTTCTCTGGTGGATTGTAGCAATCTATAAACTCGTGTAAGTCATACAAGCTGCATCCTCTAAATTTCAATGTTTCATTTTGTTTCCATAAGTGTTCTACTCTCACACCAAATTCATCTGAAAAGCTCTGTATCAACCCTTTCATGGCTTTCTGCCTAGCTCTTTTAATTTCTGTTGCCGTCCTTCCAGACCTTGGTGCTATTGCATTCACCCTTCTGTAGATATGTCCAATCAGCTCTAACCGCTGCTCCTCTGTTAGCTTCATAAGTTTATTGGAGTTGGCGATAAATCGCCTGAATGATCTTGGCATCATACAATGCATTGTGTTTTACCCCTTTGGGAAGTGACTTTCCCAGCTTTGTTAAAAGTTCTTCACGTGACAAATCGAAAGCTTCCTTGTCAGAAATTCTTAGCACTCTTGCAATATCCTGATTGATGTCGTGGCAACTTGCTGATATGTAATCAGGAAGCTCTAATGCGGAACTTGCCAGAAGATCAACCAGTAAAACGAAATCGTAATGAGATACATCTGACACAAACTGAATATCACTCTCAAAATGCTTAAGCCATTCAAGAAGTGATTCTCGTACCTCATATTTACTACCGATCACAAATACGGTGTTTTCCTTGTCTAGCAACTCTGCAAGCTCTTTGTTCTCACCCTTTACCACTGTATTTGACAATACATTTTCCTTAATCCAAGGTGAGATCTGATAATCTGCAAAATCATTAAATTCTGCGTAAAAGGATTCACCGCTTGCAGATACAATTCCAATACTTATTAGGGTTGTGTCTTTATGCAATCCTGTAAACTCTGCATCAAAGTACAGATTTATCATTTTCTTTCACTCCTTCCTTTTCTTTATATTCCTCTGCCTGCTCCATTCCGATGATGTAGGCAAGCTGTTCTTCCGTTAAACATGGAAGCAACCGTGTTGCTGTTTCAAGCAATTGCTTTTTGCTTTCCCCATGGTAAATAAAAATTGTTAATCACTCTCCTTCTTCATTGTCTTCAATGTTGTTTGGATTGAGCATTATCATTAACAGCTTCTTCCAAGCAAATGATGTGTTTACGGTATATCCATTTGCGGTTTGATACTGCATATGTACCACATGTGGGTACTTAGCTTTAATTACCGCGTTGACCGTTACCGGTGTTCCATCTGGCGTTTTTACATTCAGCACAGCAGTGTCGCCCTGCTTTGCTGTTTCTTTCAGCAGCTCCGTGTCTTTGCTCATTTCTCCGCTCAAATGCGGCAATATTTCTCTTAGATTCATACATTTCCTTTCTATATGGCTCAGGCATTCTAGCCCAAGCCACGATTTCATAACCAGAATCTTCAAATCCGCCATCTGGCAAATTCGCTTGGCAAGCTTCTTTCGAAGCCCACCATCTAAATCTGTTCTTTGGGTCTGGCCCCCAATAATACTCATGGGTAAGTCTAATCTCGCCCCATCTGATTGTGCACAGCAGATAGCCTGCGGTCTTATCTGGCATCTTTTTAGTCATCCAGAACATCTTTTATCACCTCTCTTAATTTATATTTGCAACTTTTCTTTTTTTGCTTACGATGTTGTTGTGACCGTGTTCTCTATCCAGCCGAGCAAATAGTTGTTCTGGATACTAGAGTAGCTATTTGTCACTTCGCTCAACTTTTTCAAAGTGCGCTTTTTCTGCTCTGTCAGAAAACGGTATGTTGTCTTAGACTTTTCCTTTTTATCTGTCATCACGCCTGCACCTCCTTTCTGCATGTTTCCATTCTTTCAACGTAGCTAATCATGTCAGCAAAGCTTTCTGCTCTGTACAAGATTGCTCTCTTTGTGTCAGCAAGTAGTGTGTATGCACTATCAAACTGGAATATGTAATACTTATGCATTCCCTCGTAGTACATGCAATCTTTAAGTACTACAAACTTGTTGATATCAAGCATTGTTTGTTCCTTTCTTTCTTATGTAACTTCTGCTATCATTTCTGCCTTCATCTTGGCGAACTTGTTGATAAAATGGATTTGCCCTTTACCAGTTACAAGTGTTGTTCTTGTTATTCTGACGCTTCCGTCCGGATTCACAACGGTACGTTCCTTAACTTCAAAGAGTTTCTGTTCCATCGCCTTCTGTGTCGGCATATTTTTACTACCGCCACATTTAATTAGGTAGTCGTTTTGACGCATCCACTCAAAGAGTCTGTTTTGCCCGATCTCGTGGCCATTCTGGCAAATCAGTTTTGCCATGTCTCCAATCAGGATTGAGGTCCTGCTAGACTCCACTGCATCTGCAAAGATTTCCTTTGGCTTCATGCGCTCTGTGTCTGCAATTAGTACCTTATTATCTGCCTTGAGCCTATCAATCTCGTTATTGGCAATCTTTAAGGCTCGTGCCATCACCTGCTCTGGTGTGTTCCATGCCTTTTCAAGATCAATGAAGTACTGGCGGTACTGCTTGCCCTTGTCGGTACGCTGAATCATGCAGATCTGCTTTGCCATGTCGATGGAGATTTGATAATCGTTGCAAGTTGTTGTTGGATTCTTTGGATTATTGGTATTCCTTTTTTGGAAAACCAATAAATAATCAATATTTTCAAGAAATCCATACTCACACATGCGGTCAAACCATGTAGTAAAGTTACTCTTGATCTCTAGTCCCTCATGTAGCTCTCTTGCTGATACAGTAGGTCGTTCTGACTCGTAGTTAATTCTCAAGAGTTCCATGTTTCGGCTCCTTTCTGTTAAATTTTCAATGTCCGTTTGTTTGTTACACTTACAGTATAGTTTATTAGGAATACTTTGTCAATAGTTTTTTGATTGTTTGACAAACTTTTTTGTTGACTTAACAAACAAAACTTGCTATAATAATAATGGAAGGAGGTGATAAGATGGAAACTACAATAGGTGAGAGAATAGCAATGGTGCGAAAAAGTCGAGACTACACCTTAGAAAAATTTGGAGAAGCCATTGGAATAAAGAAAGGTTCAGTTAGTCTACTAGAGCGTGGTATCAATACTCCAGCTGACAGAACGATTTTCATGATTTGCAACAGATTTAGCGTAAATGAACAATGGCTCCGTACCGGAGAAGGCGATATGCTTAAGAACGTTACACCATCAGAAGAGATTGCATCATTTCTTGGCACGCTTGCAATAGCAGGCGATGAAAATTTCAAAAAGCGTTTAATCCTTTATCTTGCGCAAATGAAGGATTCAGACTGGGAGAAATTGGAACAAGTGCTTGATACTCTTCTTGCAGGAAAAGATATCATCTTTCCGCCAGGCACCAATGACAAACAAAACTAATTAACCAGACAGTGGGTATCCGTAATGCGGATACCCATTTGTTTTGTATACAAGGCGAATTTCTGGTTGCTATTTTGTGAAAACCTGTTTATACTATTTACATAGTGCAACACAAGCACAAAAGGAAAGGAAGAAAAGGACATGAAAAAGAAATTTGTAGCTGTACTGTGTAGTTGTATGGCATTGCAAGCAGTGCCAGTATTTGCAGAAAGTGAAGTAGAGACAGAAGCAGAAACTTCTGTTGATTATGAAGCAAAGTATAATGAATTGCTCAAAGACTACAACGATCTTCTTAAACTATATAATGAATTGCTTGAGGGTGATGAGGAAGAGAGTTCTGAGGCAGAAACCGAGGCAGAACTCCCAGACGGTGATATCCTGTTCAAGGATATTCCGTGGGGGACAAATTTTGCGAGTGTGCAGAGCTTAACACCAGAACTTAACCTCCAAGCATCTATAGATCAGGCGCTTCCTGTCTATTCAGTTGATGATATTATCTATGGTGGAATTACTGGTGTTGACTATGATTCGACTGGTTTTATGGCAAGTGCTTTCGCTTCAAACTATCAGCAGCCAGCCTTTGGATATACAACATCTTCTGTATATGCGTATTTTGTTTGCCCTTCAGCAGACGGTGTAATTGACTATAATGTGGCAAATGCTATGCTGTACGGTGTTACATACGAATTTAATACAAATGATGTTAGCCCAATGGCAAATGATTTAAAAGAGCAATTAACAGCTACTTATGGCGAACCTTCACAGGATTATGACGAAGATTCTTTCTCGAATAAGGGCGACTCATTTATATTTAATCTCTATGATGGTCATTTTACTGTTTGGGAAACAAAGACCTGCATCTTATCAATCCACTCTTGTGATTATGGTAAGGATGCTGCCGCTCCAAGCACAATCCAGATTAACTATGCATGGAAAGATGCATCTGATATCTTGGAGCAGAATGATAAAATTGTTTCAGCCCAGTAAAACATTAAGAGGACACCCATTACTGGATGCCCTCTTTTTATTTTGTCAAGATATAATAGACGACTCTGAGTGTGCTCAATCTTTCTTCACTCCTCAAGAGCTCTCTGATCTTTTTCTTATAACACCGCATCGTTGCTTCTTCAGCATCTTTTTCAATCTCCTTTTCAGTTCTGCTTTCTGCCATTCATTGCCCTCTCTTTCCTCTATTCTCTTGTCATTGCCTGTGCAATCAGCTCACAGCGATATTCCTTTACGTCATCTCTATCTGTTAACTGATACAAAAAATCAAGCAATTCCATTTCGTTACGTTTTCCTTCCGGAATAAACGTGGATATATATGCAATCGCTCTTTTTACATATTCGTTGCCTTTTAATTCCACGATACTATCTAAAAAACGTCTAACCACATCACACATATAATCACCTTTCCTTTGCAAATGTATCCACAGAAATTTCGTATGCAACTTTAATTGTTTCTGTTTCATGTTCTCTTTTGATATAAGTTCTGCTCTGGATTCTTCCAGACAGTCTAATTTTTTCCCCAACCTTTAAATTTGATGCCTTTCGAGCGAGTTGGTTCCAGACAATACAATGTAAATAATCGCTCTTGCCATATGGGCGATTTACAGCAACTATAAGCTCACATAACTCCTTTTTTAATGGTGTTGTGCGATATATCGGTTTGCTGCATAAATACCCAGTCAATGCAATTTGGTTTCGATATTCCCCGCTTTCTACTTTGATTTCACGGACCAGAAAGTACTGCTGTACATGCCTTTTGCCGTCACTGGTGTAATAATTCTTGCTTCGCCATTCTCCAATCACTGTCACTTCATCCTGACGCTTCAAAGCCCCGATTCTATCCTTTGCAATGGCTATTGGTATTTCATCATTTACTCCACTTAGGCGGCTTGTCTCGATGGTGTTTGAACAAAAATCACTCTCTAAGCAGTCTAACGTTGTAAAATTGTCTAGTAATTTGCCATGAATAATGGCAAAATTAACCATTGACTCTGTTACTTTGCAGTTGTAAACTGTCATCATTAGTAGCCTCCTTTCTCTTTTTTGCTATGGTATAGATAATAGCACTGGTGACTACAATTGTATTGACTTTGTTCACATTTTTTTCGGTCAAAGTTTTTTGGCTATTTTCCAAACTTTCAAGTGCCAGAAAACTTTGACTTTACCTTTTGCTTGATGTAGCCAATAAATTATACTTTTTGTTTTTGCTAAAGTGCAATTTATTGTAAAAATGACATTTTGAATGAATATGAAGGGTGGTTTTTAACATGAGAAATCGAGTAGCTGATACTGAACGGCTTATAAAAGTTATAATTTATGTGCGCAAAAGCGCAGGATTGTCACAAATGGATTTGGCAAAAGCACTCGGAAAGAGTGTAGGGACGATTAAAAATTGGGAGAATGGTCTTGGTGCACCAGACTTCCCAGCGCTGCTAGAGTGGTTTGACAGATGTGGTGTCGATGTGGAAAAATGTCTTATGGCTATCTATGATCCTAACAAATACGAGCGTATTTATCGCCCTAAAAAAGATAGTGAGACACTGTCCGCTCTACAGGAATACTTAAAGCATGAAGACGCTGCGTATCTGAAACGTCTGTATTACAATGTCTTTTGTGATACTGGGTCTGATTGGCACGCACAACTTGATATGCTTACGGCATTAAACAAATTGCCGCTTGCTGACCGTATAACGTCAGCTCAAGCATATCTCGATAATTTTTTAATTCGACAGGCACGCGGTGAGGTAAAAGATGCTTTTATAGAGCCTGACTTAAAACATTTAAAAGAATCAATACAGCAAGCAAAGCAATCTGTTTGTGAGAGAAAGGATTCTTACTTAAATTTTAAGCAATAAAAATAGGGTGCATCATCACTGATACACCCTTTAAGCTTAAATAAAATATGTGATTGAAAATGAAATTGCTCCGCTTGCATTATATGAACTTCCACCAGATGCAGTCTGAAGAAGCTTAATTGCTCCGTCTGTTCCAATTGCAATTGCAGTAGTCGGAGAATTATAATATCTAGCTGCTAAGTTAATTTCTTTCGATGGTCTGTAGCCTTGAGCGAGAGTTCCGAGTGTTTGAAATGCTGCTGTGGCTCCTGTAATTCCCATAACGACATTGACTATGTTTCCTATCTTTCTGACACGCGCTCCAATATAACTTACAGCAGTGATTCCACTACCTAATGTTATGTTTACCCATCCACTATCGGTCATCAAAGGCAAATCGTTCTCATCAAGTATTCTGTACGCAGTACCCGATGTGTTCCAACGATACAAGCTCGAATTTTGAGCATTAAAACCTACGCTTCCGAGTCGTTTTCCGCTACCATAGAATCTTAACGTACTCATCATACCCGACGTGCAATTCAGACCCAATACGTTTACGTTGCTGCTTTCGAGTGTACCTCCTGTTAACGGCAAGTAGTCGGTGTTTAGCTTAGATTTTTCTGATGCTGTAATCAGACCGGATTGTGTTGTTGATGCTAATGGGACCTTTAAAGTCATTGATAGCGTTCCCAAACTGATACTTCCGATTTCAACGCCGCTGCTAAATTCTGATTTCAAAGTTGTGTTTCCTTCATGAATGATTTTAAAAGTATACAAGTCATTTCTAGCGTATATTGGAATATCGTTATACGTGGTTCCGTTAGCATTCAAGTAAATTGATCCACCATCTGATCCTATTGTTACATCATGCTTCGCAGTTATTACTACCGCACCATTTCCGCCTTGTAGTGTTACTCCCGTAGGTGAAAAAATGATGCTGTTATCGTTCGTGCTGTATAATACATCTTTGATTCTTGTTCCAATGATGATGTTGTTTTGATTTGCTTCAATTATAAAGCTTTGAGTGTCAGAATATGGGCTATTAACAGTAAAAGACCGGTTAAAGATCGCATCAAGTCCGGTTATGGTTCCGGTTGTTATGCTGCCAGCATCAAGATTTATCAAGGTTACCTTTTCTGCATCGAGAATGCCTGTTGTTAGTTTATCAGCAGACATATTCTGAATTTTTGCATCGGTAATTTGTGCATCACCGATCATTACACTTGTTATCCAACCCTGTTGGATATTTGCTTTATCGAGTCTGGCAAATAATATATTTGCATCATTTACCGTGATTGAGCTTGCCTGCAAGTTGGTGATCTTTGCATCTACAGCGTTTAACTGATTGAATGTGGCTTTTTTTGCCGTAATTTCTTGAAGGCTAAGAATATCATCTTTAATTCGTTGTAACGCTATTTCAGATGGACTTTTCGTCTCTTTTTCTTCAAAGCCATAAGATGCCACTTCTGACAGTAAACCACCATCAAATGTAATGGTGTGCTGCATCACTGGAACATCTATAAGATTATTTTTGGCATCAACTATTGTAACGACATCACCTACGTCAAGCCTCGGATCTCCCATAAATGAAAATGACACTGGATAATAGCTCATATCCTTTATTTTTTTAAGGATTTTATTGAGCCATTCCTGTGTCATTACTGGATTGCTTAAATTTGTATTTATATTTGTTCCTGATTCATAATGATTGTTCTCTGTATCACAGCTGATGCCTGAGATTTGGCACATCGTTTCTGACTGTAACAAATCATCAAAATATCTATTGGTCTTAATTAGATATGTGTGTGATTCTTTTAAAAATTCGATTGTATTATAAATGAACGATAGGTTCTGGTCTTTTAAATAGCTACCTGCTGTATCACCTATTTTTCCTGGGTGATCAGTTGTTAACGCTTCGTACCATTTAAACGTTACTTTTCCGTTTCTGTCGCATATAGCAAATGTACCATGGAGTTGTGCGATGTATCCAACCACCTGCTGCATTGTGAAACCATCAAACGGCTCTTTGTATGTTTTTTCTCCCGACTGGTCGTTAACCGTCAATATTTTATCTATCATCAGGCTATCAGATAATTTGCTTGTGTTAAACTCAACACCTGTCTGTTCACTTATATCAGTCAAAAATTCTTTACTTTCTACTGGATACTTCACAATTTTACTTTTATATGCTTTAGCTAACTTTGACTCCAACCTGTCATATGCTGTAAAAGTAAGCAGATTTCGGTCTTTTTTTTGCTCTTTTATTGTAAAATACCCCATTGGTATCCATTCTATAGTGCCATCAGCTGTTGCTCCGATTTCAAATCTTACTTCCGTACCTTTTACAAATTTTTGCGATTTTGTAAACATAGATACTTCTATTTTGGAAGCTATAGCTCCGCCCACATAAAAATAGCTATCAGGAGTTGAGAAATTTGTTTGCACTATCTCTTGGATTCCATCTGATATTCCGTTTAGCCTTGCGTAGAACGTTCTTCCGCTGCCTGATATAACTTTATCTAATGCTTCTGATACCTGATACATGACGATTTCCTTTCTCTAGCACGGTATACTCCGTGCTAGATATTTGCTTTATTTTTTATTCTCCGAGGATGTATCTTTTTTCTTCTTCTGTGAGAACCTTCATTCCTTTAATCTTTTCTGCCGACACTTTTCCACTTTTGTACAGTCTTTTTAAGCTCTCTACCAAACTTCTCATGCCAGTACTCCTTCCTCGATCAGCTGCAAGGTATATGCATCTATCATTTCCGTTGCGTATCTTGTCATTTCTTCGCTTGGCTCTGTATCGCCTTCGTAATCAAGATATTGCTCTGGGGCTTGAATAATCTCCTCTTGCGTCAACTTAAATGTCCTGAATATATTGCCATCATACTCATACATCGTCTCACTGCCGTTTTCTGGACCATCAATCGTAATCTTCTGCTCATCTGTACAAATGACTACATCCATTCCTTTTTCAAGCGGATAGAATGCTGCACTTAACTGTGGCAGCGTAAATCTCATCTTTTCCATAATTGTTTAATCTCCTCTCATGAGTGGATACAATTTCTTTACATCTCTTTATATCTTCCGAGACATGATACTTTTGTTGAAAACGTTGTGTGTTTGAATGTTTAATAGCTCCATAACGCCCGATATAGCTTTTAGCCAATGACAGCGGCACTTCTTTCTTTTGGTGGACTCTTTTTCTTACCTTCTTTGCAGTCCTTCTAAATCTCAAGAAATTTGATGAGCGTACAGTAAGACTTCTTCTCGATATTTTTCTTCCTAAAATATCAATGTATGTAACACTCAGATCAATGAATTTTGATGTTTCCTTAATTTCTAGCTCTAAAAAATCTGAAACATAACTTGAAAATCTTTTTACTGCCATTTTTAAATCCTTCAAGCTTTTCGAAACGATTAGTATATCGTCCATTTGAAACAAAGCATGAGATACAAGATTGACACGATTAGCAGCTCCATTCCTATGTTTTCTTAATTTGCATACCTGCTCATTAACATAATGACACGCATATGACATGTAGTAATTCGCAAGATATTGGCTAAGGTATGAACCGATTGATAATCCACCCTCAAACGAATCAATTAAGAAGAAAACGAGATGTATAACATCGTCGTTATCTACATCTCGCCTTAACAATTCTTTTAATTTGCCTTTAGGTATGGTTTCATAATAATGCCTGATATCTGCTTGCCATCCCCATCTTATATCATGGTTGTCTACCCATTTCTTAATCGCTTTTGCACCAAATTCGCATCCTTTGTTCTTTAATGCTCCGCATTGGTAAAAGCCTATTTTCTTTTGGAATAATTCTTCCATTGCATATACAGCTATATAGTCGTATATCTGTTGCTTTACATCTTGTATTCCTATCTTTCTAACCTTTCCGTTACACTTATCAACTTGGTATCTGTAACGAATTGGCTTTACAATATATTTCTTTTCGATAATTTCTTGTTGTATACCGTCTATAACAGTATTGATCAATCCTTCCATCATGAAGTGCTCTTTGCAGATCTTTTTTATGATTTCACATGGCAACTTTGAGTACTCTGAGAACATTCTTATAGTGTCCCCTCGGTTCATCTTTCCACTTATGCAATCTCTTACTGCTCGTTCAATCAATATTCTGTTAGCTATATCTATTCTTTTACAACAACGTTTCAAGTATTTTTTATCCTTTTTGTAAATATCGTTTAAATTCCGAGGGACGTTCGGATGTCTACTAGCCCCAGCCCATGTCTTACACATGGGCTGCCAGAATGTCCGTCGACACCCCAGTTCCCTTTCTGATGCCTATTTAAGTGTTGCTTACGCAACAACGGAATTGCATCCGCGAAATGCCACACAAAGTACCAACGTACTATTTTTATTTCGTCAAATCTATAATCGCAAAGCGCGTAGTTCCAGTTCGCGTTAGTCACGTCGTTCCTGAGATTCACGTAGGAAAGCCCAGCGTTCGACCTGTTCCTGAGATTACCGCGCCGCCAGTGTGGCAAGTCCTATATTTTTTTATTGCTATTTTCTGTTTCTGTTAAGAGGGGCGATCCCCTCTTTTGCTACGCAAAATTCACCCCCGAAAGGTTCGGAATTAAACGCAAAGCGCGTAGCCCCAGAACGTGCTAGCCACGCCGTCCCCGAGAGACACGCAGGAAAGCCCAGCGCCCGACCAGCGCCAGAGATTACCGCGCCGCAATGCTTCTCGCCAACCTGTTCCTGTACTACCAGTATATTGTCTGTCGCCAATTCCTACAGAATCGCCAGAGCCTTTTGTTTTTAGCCACGTCACACCGCTCTTGAGATCCATATCAATGTCACCTATCCAACAATCCTCTGACGTGGTGAAATCAGCTGTAGCCACCTTTTCCCAATCTGATGCAGTTGATGACCACGCACTCTTGCCACGGATATAGTATTCAGCTGTACTCGCCGTTGTCTTGTTCCATAGCTCATTCATGGAGATATAGTATGCACCCACCATATCTTCAATGCCGCCAAGCTTGAATGCGTGCTTACCGTCATTCTTGACATATCCGTCGACTCCAAGTACATTGTCAGTGGTTCCAGAGTGTAATGGCATACTTGATATATATGTATCCTCTGTAATTGTCATTCCACTCTTATCAACATATACTCTGCTGTTGGAGGTTCCATCAACTGCTACTATCGCTGTGACTCTAACCTTATCAGCAATATTCCTCATGTATGCCTGTCCTCTATCCAGTTTATCGGTATGTCCCGTTGCATCTCCGATTGATACTGTACCGCCCACATAAAAGTTGTTAGCCTGCGTTGTAGTTAAGGTTACATAGTTGGCATTCTCATCTGCCTGAGTAACCTTGTACTGTAAGTTATATTCTGTATAGCCCTTGAATACTTTTTGACTGTTTTTGGTTGCGTACTTTGTCCATAGCATACACAGCAAGTATGCTGTTCGCTCTGATCCAGAGCCGTGATATCCAGTTCCTTTCTTTTGAAGCTCGGTATTTCCAGACTGGGCTGAAACAAAGTTATAAATTGCATTTCCAGATGATGAATATAAAATCCCGTCAATTTGTCCTGCATAGTATTTTGTCAAAATACCATAACCGAGTTCTTTATTGCACCATGGTGTAACTGTTGTGCACTCCAATTCAGGATGTGGCTTCGTTGCAAAATGCACAATGTAATATGTGTCAAATTTCTGAATGCCCCAATAAGTTAAAGGAACCATAACTCCAACATCTACTTTTCCAATGTCAGAATATCCGTTACCGCCTTTAATCGCTACTGGGGTCTTATTCTCCTGCTCGTCAATTACAAAATTACAATCAATTGTCTGAAAAGCACTATGATTTGCAAAATCATCCTGCCCCTTTACAGTTTCCGTTGAAGGTACGGCTGTTAATCCAACTGATGCATTCATTTTTTCACCGCTAGGACTGGTGCTTGTGTCATAATAATAAAACTTTGTGGAAAATACCTCATCTGTTGCTGTTTGCTCCCAGAAATTCTTCCAATCAAATTTTGAGACATCAGTTACCATTGTTTTAACTACTTTTAGTAGTTCCAAAATTTCCTGCGATGTTGACTCCATTGCCACATCTACTGCTACCTGTGCCATCTTTTTATCCTCACTTTCCGTCGTCATACGTCACCCTCAGTCCGCCACTTTCATTTATGCTCAGAGTGATCCCTTGACCATTTGCTTTCTTTGCAAGTTCCTTTGTTAAATCCGCTATATTAGTTTCTTGAGTTTTTGATGCAGCCTTTAATTTTTCCACATCTTCCCATTTTGCAAGATATATTATTTTGTCAGCCATACACCTTCCTCCTCTACTTTTATCCTTGCAGCCAAGCACCCTTTGGCTGAGTCGAAGAAAAATTCTATGCCGGTACCACCAGCCTTTGTTTTTAGCGCTGCGTCCTGCTCTGTATTCTTCTTTTCAACCTTTGCGAATCTATCTCCAACTGCTTTTGCATCGGCTGGCGTGTCTGCTTGTGACAATGTGGTATCTGTAGCATCTCTAAAGGATTTTTTTACATTTGATCCATCAACCTGCATTACGCCTTCTGCGTTGTCATACACAAGAAAAGTATCTGTGGATTTTACAGCCGTTTTTTTCTTATATTCCGTCCATAATCCCATAATGATCACCTAGCCTTGCTCATCAAATTTAATGGCTGCGCACTGTTTTTCTGTATCATAGTACAAAGTCATTCCTTTTTCTGTTACCTTTTTGCCTAATCCATCCCCGACTGCTTTTGCATCTGCAAAGGCATCAGGAACAGTGAGTGTTTTGTCAGTTTCCAACGGATGAGTCTTATGATACTTTTCAACAGCCGCATCAATTTGATCTTCCGTTACAGTTGCGTTCTGAACCTTGCGATTTAAAATGCCAATGACGTCTTCTGGTTTCATCTTTTACTCCTTAAATCTTGTTCCATGCTGCTGTTGACTCTTCAAATTTGTAGTAATCGCCAGTATCACTTGCCAGAAAAGAGCTGCCTGTTGCAACATACGTGGGTAGTTTGTCAACATCCTTAACAAGTCCCTCATAACTACGTATATTCCCTTGTGCAGACGTACACACCAATGTACCCATATCTGGCACTTCTTGACCAGGCTTATAAAACTGTCCATCTTGTTTCACCATATAATCATATGTCATGCTTTTTCCGCCTCACTTTCCTCAAGCATCATGCTAATTGCTTCAAATTCAAGCTCTGATGCTTCTATGTTTTCAATCAAGCTAATTGGAATCTTGTAAACATCTACATCAACTTCGATTCCATCCAGTAATTCACCCAACTCCGATTCTAGGCCTTGTTCCATTCCCTTTTTAGCTACAATGTCACCATTCTCTTTTTTGTCACAGTACTTTTCAATCAATTCATTTCTTGATTCTTGAAAAGGAATCGCAGCTTTATCCAACATTTCAATATTGCGGTTGATTGCATAAATTGCCTTAATTGGCTTTCTTGTGCCATTATTTTTAAACGATAAAAGTCCATTGATTGTCTTTACCAGTGTTCTATTTGACATCTTCATTTTGACACCTCATTTTTCGATAAAATTTGCAGCAACGCCAACATATCTGGGCAGTATATCGGCGTATGAATACACCGGATATGTTGGCGTTCCAACATAAAATTTGCGTGTTTCTGTTTTCCCAGACTTCGGATTTCGGAAAGTGATCGGAAAAAATGGTGGTTCTATTGCAGCAGCAAAAGCTGCTGCTTCTTCATCATCCAAAGGCGCCAGCGTAAGATTTAACTTAATTTTCTTTGCTTTGATGTCACCTTCCATATCGCCAGACGCAACTCGCCCCGTATTGCGGCTCCAGATGATGTTATCTGTTATCGTCAGATCTTTAGCTTTCAGCTCCAATCCACTTATGATTACAGTTTTTACTGGACCATCCATTGCATTGTTTCCCTCCTTTACGTTAAAAGTTGCGCCTTGCCTGTCTGCATAACACGTGAATTATTCTCGCTCTTCACCACTTCAAAAATGCGCCTTGCATCGCCTTGAAGTGTGACATTGACGGTTACATTTCCACTGCCACCTATTTGCGACATTGCAGTTTGCATTCCTTCTGCTACTGCACTTTGCATCACGCTTGCAAGCTGTGATTCGTTGAGTACTTCTGTGCGTCCGCCTACATGTCCCACAAGTTCTGGCCCGGCCTCTCCTGCAATAAACATTGAACCTGCATTTACAGTACCGCCTGCATATCGTGGAATGGCGCTAAAGCTTGACATGAAGTCTTTTTTGATGACTCCTCCACTGCTAAATTGTGGTATGCTATGCCACCTTCCACCATAAAAGGCTCCACCTTTAGCTTTTCCTCCGCCACTTATAACACTACTTATAAATGCTGTTATTCCCGATAGTATCAGTGAGATTCCTGGTTGCCTTGTGACTTGGTTTACATATCCTAAGATCCCCGATAAAGACAGACCGCCAGTTTGCGCGATGTAAGAAATCCATGCGCCAATGCCGTTCAATGTCATTCCACCGACCTGTGCAGCAATGTTGGAAATCCATGCGCCAATATTGCTTAATGCTAGACCGCCAGTTTGCGCGATGTAAGAAATCCATGCACCAATGCCGTTCAATGTCATTCCATCGTTTTGTGATCCGATATATGATACCCATGCACCTATATCTTTCAACGTCATCCCGCTAATTTGTGATCCTATATTTGATATCCAAGCACCTATGTTATCCAATGTCATGTTTGGGGTTTGAGAGCCAATATACGATATCCACGCGCCAATATTGTTTAATGTTAAATCTGGCTTTTGAGATCCAATGTTGGAAATCCATGCACCGATATTGTCAAGCGTTAGATTTTGAACTTTTGAACCTATATAGCCTATCCAAGCACCAATGTTATCAAGCGTCAATCCACCTGTTTGCGACACTTGGGATATGCTACCTTTTAAATCACTAATTGTTCGGTCCGAGATAGAGTCTTTCTTCTGTGTCAGCGCTGCTGTGAAATCGAGAGATTTCATATAATCAGGTAGTGCATTCTTTGCGTTTACGATGCTTGCCGATGCTCCTTGTATAGTCTTATCCTGCTCTGTAAGTTTGCTTGTATCAAGGCCACCAACTTTCAGCTTGACTTTAAACTCCTTGTCAAACATATCAGTCAAAGTATTGCTGATTCCTAACGTAAAATCATCACGTTTAAGTGTTTCTGTTACATCATCTAACGTATTTTTCAATTCATCTTTTAAAGATTTCCAAACACCTGTGAATTTTATTTTTCCAAGGTTGGTGCCAAATGATTCTGTCTTTATGCTTGCTGTATCAATCTCGGCTGAGTATCTGGTTGAAGCTTCGCTCATTTTGTCAAGCTCTGTTTCTGACTTGTCCAAAGTGGTTGTTAACCTATCCACGTTTAGCATTTTCTCTTGCAGACTGTTGCTTGTTAAGCCTATCGCATGAGCTAAAATTGCTTCTGATCCTTGCAAGCTATCGACATCGTATTTTCCTTCGCGCATTTTTTTGAATAGGCTATCCATGGTTTTTGTCATTTCTGCCATCGTGCCATTTCCACCCATTAGTTTATTCCACTCTGAGAACACGCTGTCTTTATTTGTTATTACACTGCTTACAAGTTCATCTACCGCGCCATTAAGAGCAATAGCTGAATCAGCCATAACTTTAGCTGCATCTGACATTGCAGTTTTAAAGCCTTCTGCAATAGCTGCATTCTTTTGGCTTGCTATTAACGCCTTTAAAGCCTGATCTGTGCCTTCATAAGCCGTTCCCACTTCGCCTATTAGTTTTGCAGCTTGCGGTGCATACTCTACGATTTGGTCATAGTAGGTTTTGAATAGTGACATGTCCGTCTCAGATAGACTTCCATTCTTTTTCAGCTTCTCATTCAGTTCAAGGAACTTATCGACAATTATGGAAACATTTTCAAATTTCTCAATTTCTTCCTGTTCCATTGCTGGCCATTCGATTTTAAGCTTTGAAAGTGCTTTGTTCAGATTGTCTGCGATAGCTGTATACTTTGTATCGGGTCCACCAAAAACAGCCGCCCAAGCAGTTTCAAACAACCCAAAGAATGTATTTGCAACTACATTTGCTGAGGTCTTTAAAATGCCCATCCAGTTTATCCCTTTGATGAAATTATTGATATCAACTCCAAGGGATCTCCAATTAAAGGTTGCTGCAAATTCGTTAATTGCAGTTAACGCACCTTTGAAGGCTTCTCCGAGTGCTTTTCCTGCCTGTGAGAAATCGGTTTCTGCCAAAAAAGTATTTGCGGAATTTGCCAGTTCTGAGCCTATTCTTTTCCAATCAACCGTTACCGAGAAAGTCAGCAACGATGAAGTTGCTGTATTCATTCCGTCAGATAGCATTGTGCCGATTGCTTGCCAGTCTATCTTGTAAAATACGCTGTTGATTCCGTTTGAAAAATTTTTGGATATCGAATTAAAATCAATTCCTGCTATTCCTGTTGTTAGCGCAGATGTGATTCCATTGATTCCAACCGCAATAGTTTGTCCAATTTTCGTATAGTCTCTATCTGCAAAAATGCTATTGATTGTACTTGCAAGTGCATTACCTGCTTCCTGCCACCCTGTAGTACCGCTAAAATTGATTTTAGACATATCTACTACAAATCCATCAAGGAAGCTCCACAAAGCCTTGTATTTGGCATTCAGAGTCTTTCCAAGACCATTCCAATCAATAGTAGCTATCGCACTTCTAAGTCCGCCTGACATGAATTCGCCAAGTGATGCCCAGTGAGTTGTGTCAATAAAGGTATTGATTGCACCTACAGCTGTGTTGACTGCTTCTCCAAGTGTTCTTCCAACGCTCTCATCAAGACCTTCCGTCTCGAAGAAGCCGTTTATGAATGTTCCTGTGACTTTGGCAATTTTGTTTGCCTGTTCCTTGATTGGCTCCCAATCTATGGAATTAAGTGCATCACGAAGTTTTGTTCCAACGATTTTACCGACGTCAGTAAAATCGGCTTTTGCCCAAGCATCTTTCACCAAATCCGCGAAGTTCGATACTGCTCCTGGTATATCCTTTTTTGTAAAAAGTATAGGGTCTTCTGTTCCGGAACCATTTCCAGAACCACTTCCGCTTCCTGATCCGCTGTTAGCTGCGTTGTTCAGATCATCTGAAAACTTTTCAATCTCGTCAAACCCCATCAGCTCACGCTTTAACTCATCGGTCTTGTCCTTTAGCTTATCAGTTGCGTCACTTGCTGCATCACCTGCAGATGCTGTGCCATTTAAACTGTCGCGATAGTCTTTGATGTTTTTTACAGCTACCGTGTATGATGTTTGCCCTGTTATTGATGCTATGAAAGCACCTACAGCATTGATTCCTGCAACTGCATAATCAACAATTTGGTCGATAATTGGTCCAACGATATTTAATATTGGTTCAAATGCCGCAGCTACGCTATTTCCAACATACGACATGTCAGATGTTAATAGCGACAAACTTTTGTTCGCTCTGTCACTGAACACAACAAGGTTGTTTATTCCATCCTTGATTCCTGATCGTAATTTGTTAAATAGCACATATAAAGACCTGATTCCAAAACCGTAGCGCAACACAGTTGTGATTCCATGCTTTAATTTCTTGTTAAAGTCTCCGAGACTGGCTGAGGACTGGCTGAACGGACTCTTTAACCCAGATAATGCGTTTTTGCTTGAACCAAAATTCAAAAACTCCCATGACAATTTTGCAAAGTTTTTTGTGAACGACAATATCTGCTTGTTTACTTTCGCTGCAAAAGATCCTATTTTGCCAATTGCACCTGCAACAGATATCGCCTTTCCTACAAATCCACCCATAATGCCTGCCAAATCACTTATATCTGATTTTAATTGGGATAGGCTAAGTGGCAATTTTTGCATGTTTCGGTTCAGCCTGTTGATATCCTCTGGCATATCTCTAAATATTGGTGGCTCTTGTGCAGCAGCAGCCAAGGCATCTTTAAATGTCTGTTCTGTTCTGATTACTTTTGATACATCTTCATTGTATTGTCTTAACTGGTTTGAAGCGTTGCTTGTTTCCCTCGCAGTTTGACTCATTGCGTTTGATAAGCCGTTGCCACGAAGTTCTTCTGGAAAACTGCTTGGTGGATACTCTTGCCATTCACTTTTTGGCTGTCTAAGCGTTATACCTTTTTGAGCTGCAATAGTTGATAAATCATTCGCATAAGCTATCGCTTGCGACAAGTCATTAACCATCTGTGATACACCATCAGTATCAAGAGTCCTCAATGCTTCTTGCATATTTTCCTTTAAGCGCACTATCTCTTTTGAGATTCCCACAAATTCAGTTTGAAGCTCTTCAACACTCTCAGGAACGTAAAATTCACCTAAAAACTTTTGACTTTCTTCCCTTGCTTGCTGTATCAGATTTTTATAGTCTTCTAACCACGGCACGCTCTCTGGCGCAACGGCTTTATTCGCTGCATTTTGAATGATGGTCTTTTCTGCATCTGATAGTCCAGTATGTTCTTTTCCGATTATTGATTTTAAATTTTCTCTGTTCAGCTTTGCAATTCCAGAAAAGTCAATGTTTTTTAAAGAAGCCAGTTCGCCCAAGCCAAGTTCTTTAAGCCCTTTGAATGCTCCTGCCAGGCCTTTTCCATCTCCTATAGCATTCGTAACAGATTCGATGGTTGACCTTAAATTGATAAGGTCTTTCATTTCACTGTTTACAACATCGGTTACGGTCTGTTGCTCTTTTTCAAATGCCCTAGTCTTCTGCCCGATGGCACTTGTGACTTCTTTTACGCTTTCTGTTTCACCATTTTCCGATAGCTTTTTGCCACCATAAACATCGTTTTCAGTTATTCCATACTTCTCGCTAAGGTTGGGAATGTCTTTTGCGGCAAACTTTGATAGCTCAGATTCAATCTCTTGTACTGGAATTAAGCCGTTTTTGATAACATCCTGTGATGTCATCACAGCTTCCTTGCGTATGTCTCTTAAGCGCTCTACTACGTCCTTGAACAGATCTGTTGCGTTCTTTGTAGTATCAAATGTGGTATTTATTGATTTGTTCATATCATCTATGAACGTCACAAAATCTGTGCCACTATTTGTTGTGGAGAAATTCTTTCCAAGTACACTTCGCAGATCGGCAAATTCTCTATCTGTCTTTAGGTCATTTTTTACACCAATCGGGATTTTTATATTTCGAGCTTTTTTGATATAATTATCAAAGGCCTTTTCTACGCCGTCTAGCTGTCTGATCTCCTTAACGTTCTGTGCAATGGTATTTTTTACATTTTCCATCGCACTTTCCACGTTCTCCATGGCTCGTTTCCATGTGTCCTCGGAAAAGATTGAACCCTTCTTTTCGTTAAGTTGCAAGTTGTTAAGCTTAATAGATGCTTCTGCAAGTTCTCTTACAGATTTTTCAACCGCTGCAATTCCTGCCTTATTGGTTATTCCTGTCAACTTCGTCAGTCTTTGCGTTAACCCGTTTACAGACGTTGAATAATGATCAATTCCGCTTTTGTTGTCGCCCAATCCAGTTAGGGATTGTTTCAATGCTTCAATATCGGATATAGCCTCTTTGATATTTGTTTTAGCCTCAATCCGTATTGAATCAATATTTACCTCACTCATTTTATCCCTCCTCCCTAGATTGGACTCTCTGGCAATCCTTGCTTTTCAAGTTGTCTGATTCTTTGTTTCATTTCGTACACTGCGATTTCTTCGTTGGATTCCACATTACCGTTTTTGTTTTTCTTTTCCTCCTGCTGTAAAAAAGGCATATCTGGATATTCAAATGGTGGCGTATGCTTCCCTTTAAACCACTGACTATTGCCCAGCGTTGATAAGATAGACATTCTTACATACCTGCCAAGCATGTGGTTTTGCATATCAACTTGCTGTTGATGCAGCTTGTAAGCAAGCTCATATGGTTTTAACTCACACGGGCACATATTGCCTATTTGTTCAGTGGTGAAGCCATATTGTTGCGTAACGCACAAGAAATATGGAAGCAACTTTTCATCGTAATAATCAATTGGATCTATTACTCTGTTTTTTCTGCTTCCGCTTCCTTCTCCGCTTTCATCCGCAGAACTTCCTTTTTGAAAAAACCATTCTGCATCACCTCTTTTAGCAGCTCTTCAAACAGCTCCCTAATACTTGAGTCTTCCTGATCGGTATACTCATCAATCAATTCACATACCTTTGTTTTTGCCTCTTCTTTACCTTCGTTCGTGTTGTAATCGTATCCAAACTCGTCCTTATGTCTTTTTTGCAGCCCTACCAGTAAAAACTCCGGAAGCATATTAAGTATCATTTCAATCTCATCAACAAAATCATCACTGGACTGTTGAGCTTCATCATCACTGGACTGTTGAATTTCTTTAATCTTCTTTAAAATTCCGCTCTTTGTAGTTGCTTCGATTCCAAACTTGATTTCGTAATTCATAAATTTCATGATTCATTCTCCTTTAAACAAAAAACGGGAAGCATAAGCTTCCCGAATATAACTATTACATTTCTTTCTTTGCCAGTGTAATTGATGTTGGATAACCATTCTCATCCTCTGTTACAGATACGCTATAATTATCCTCAATCCATCTTGGAACGGTTACAGTGGCAATTGTTGCAGTTCCTGTAAGGTGATCTTCCGTTGCTTCATCCGGTGCAAAAGACTCTGTTCCTACGAATGCCACAATTCCTTCTGAACCTTTTCCATCTGTGCCATAAAGAATGCAGATATCTAATTGCTTTCCTTCGTTTTTTACAAGCTCATCTTTGTATTTTTTTTCAAATGCGCCTGGTACTTCCATTGATGCAGCTGCTCTTCTTCCCTGCTCCTGAGTCTCTATTAAGTCTTCCAAGGTTGATGTATCAACCATATTAACAGTACCAAAAGGTGATGGAATTGACTTCGCCCTGATCAAGAGCTTATATTCACCTGCCCAATAATCAGCTGCGCCATCTTCCTTTGTCTTCTCTCTGTAGATGATTCTACTTTTTAAACCTACTGCCATTTTGTATTCCTCCTACTAAAAAAGCCCCATCTTGCCGATGGAGCTTAAAAAATATCATTCCAATCAAATGTTCTTTCAAAACGTGCTACATAACGATATATTGGTGATTGATTGTCTGCGTATGGTGACATCTTTACATCGAACATAAGCTTTTTTAGACAGTCCATAATTTCTGCCATTATAGTTCTACAGTCTAGCTGTGATGTGTTGCTATACACTTCAATTTGGAATCCTGCCACTATAGTGTTGATTCTTGTGCGTTCCAGATCGGAGTTTGCTTCGCTTCCACCCAACTCATGGACGTACACGCAGGGAAAATTACGCTGCGAATCATTGCTTATATTTGAGGTGGTGTACATTATTTGTGGATATCTTTTCTTTAGCTTGTTGTATGTCTTGCCTTTCACAAGGGATAATACCTTGCTCTCAAGGTCGATGACCCATTGATTCTGAGCCACTATCCAAACACCTCCCTTGCAATTCTTTCAATATCATGTCTCATTTGTGTTGAGGCATGATACATGAATGGTCTTGATGGCATACCTTCTGTGAAGTACCACTTGCCATCTCCCCCCAGATAATACCAACCGTATCTGCCATCTGCCGTTTTTCTAATCGTTTTTCCTTGCGCATAAACAGCTGGAAGCTTGCCTGGATACGGAGTAGTAGCACCTATAATTCCTGTTCCCATCTCTACATAGATAGCATGTTCCGAATCAGCTTCTACTGCAAAGATGACTCGCTCTGCGTTGCTCTCTATCTCGGTTGAGTGAATGCTATTTACAAGTTCACCAGTAAATACTGCATCCATCGTCAAGACTTCTTCTGTTGCTTTTTCAACTCCGTAATCAGTAAGCTTCTTCATGAAAAGCTCTACTCGCGTTTGGAACGTTTTCTGGTAACGTTCCAACATCCTTATGGCTTCATCTACTCCGCTCACCTTTATTTCCAAAGCCTTTGCCATTAGGTTTTTTCCACGCTTTGCTGCAACACCTGCAGATAGTAAGACGTTTCATTCAGTGCTTCATTCATGATTCCACTCACTTGGTAGTCAGCAGAATTTTCATCTGGCGATCCATTTGGTTTTGTTTTGATTTCTGAATGCAGCCAAATTCTTACTCCAAACGGCAAGTTAAGTTCGTTTCCGTCAGAGTCTTTTGCATGTTTAGCTAAGATGAGCGTAGCATAATTGTTTGTGCTATCGCTGCCCCATGCTCGCATGATAGCATTTTTTAGTTGCGATGTGATTGTTCCCCAAAACTTCACAGGATTGCTATAAAGTACTTCCATTTCGCCGCTTTCTTTTGGGATTTTTTTGCCTTCATCATCGGTATAAAAATATACCTCCCCATCAGCTCCAACGTAACTCTCGTACTGAATGTCACCATTTTCGTCTCTCAGATATCCAGGCACTTTTCCGACTTGGTACGAATACCACATCTGTTGGCGATTTCTTCTACTTGTCCGTGCCATCTTTTAGCTGCTTGTATACCTGATTGATACCAGTACTAGATAAACCTGATACAATGCCGACAGCAATCGCATTCAGAATATCCTGCGCTGGGAAGTCTGGTATGACATACATTCCTAAGACTCCCAGAATGCCGCCAAAAGCACCCACAATGACCGGAATGTAATTATCCTTGACTGCTGGAATTGTCTTGGCTGCAAGCCCAATTAAATAGCAAATAACCACAATCGCAATCACGGTAGTCATGCTCGATATATCCATTCTATTTACCTCCTCCACTCTTGATGTGCAACTCTTTGATCTCTTCATACATCTTTTTAACCATGCCGTTTCCACCTAAATCATGATAAGCTTCATACATTTCCTCGAAGTTCTGATAAGCATAGGATGGTATCTCCCCCAGCCGCATGTATTTTGTGTGATACTCGATCAGTTGCACACGCAATAACAGCATGGTTCCTCTCTCATTCGCGTTCTTATCTTTCTTCTGTTGCTGCAGAAGCCAAACAATGTATCCTAAAGCAATCGGAAGGATGATTGTGTATGTTTGTAATAAAAATTCTTGCATTTTTTATATCTCCTGCTTGTATTTTGCATATTGCCCACCGCCGCTTTAATATGCACCCTGCCAATGTATTCACAAGCATTGCAAACACACTGGCGAACATCCTTCTTACTTAGAGTGTTGCTAACGGTATTATTCCAGCGAACAACGTTTTTCTGTCTACCATTGTCCGCTGAATGGAATCCTCACTGTGCTGACTCTCACCCTCAAAGCCAATCGAGTTATAATCATACAAAGCCAAATTGCGAATCTGGCTATAGTACCTGTCTAAATCTTGTGCAATCATTCCGTCCGTATATCCAAGTGGATATCTTCTTTTGTCTCGGACCTCTCTAATTGCACTTTTGATTTTTTGCTTGAGTAACGGTTCCGAAAAGCTGCCGCCTTCTTCATCATTTGAAAGTTCAACTTGCAAATCAAAAAAAAGCTCGTCTGCAAGGTTGTCTGTATAACTCATACTTTCTCACCTCCATCAAACAGCTTTTGGTTTCTTGCCTCTTCGCTTTGGCTCATCATCAACTTGCAACTCTGGAATTTCGATTTTCTCTTCCATTGGGACGTCAATCTCTAGGGCATCGCTTTTTTCTTCCATTGGGACGTCTTCACCAGCTGCATAGTAGATTCCCCCAAACTTGATCATGTGATCAAATACCATTACTTGACGTCAAGTACAAATGTGCTGTCGATGCCCTCATATGATGGAAGCACAATCTGTGATACGCTGGTTGTAGTCTTAATAGGTGGTCCCTGCTCAGTTTTTGTTGCAATTGCAATGCGGTTGTCAAGCATGGCAACATCCACATTTTTATTCGACATCAATGTACGCTCTTCTGGTGTCACACCATAATATGTTGATCCCAGTGTTCCTGCACCGATTATGGTTACTTTGTCATCCGGATAGAACTTTTGAGTCTTTCCCTTGTAGTCAATGTACATCTTGTCATAAATGATAGGCGTCAGGCCTGTCTTTCGCGCAAAGATCTCCTTAACAGTTGCTTCATCGGTAAAATCAACCGTCTTGCCAGAAGAAGTGATTAAAGCGTTCTTGATCTGCTCGTTTTCAATGAGATAGTCAAAGGTAGTGCTGTTCATCATCGCATAGCGAGGAAGTACTCCGATTGACTTTAAATATTTAGTACCCTGCTGAACGTCTTTTAACGGCTTTGCTGTGTCAGGATGGTCCCAAGTATCAGTACCTTCGATTTTCAAATAATGCTTTTGCTTATACGTTCCATCGCTATCGTAATCGTAGCCATAAACCATATTGTCACTCTCTGGTTCCCCGGTTCCTATTGCAATAGATGGCTTTCCGTCCTTTGGCGCAAGTAGTGCCATTCGCATTACTTCGGCAGCGATTTCTGCACCGTCAATAAGCCTTGCAGCATCATTGTAAATTGATGATATAATATCCCCGATGAATGGGCTATTAGCGTCTTCTATCTCCATGAGTCGCATTAAATCTTCCTCTCGTACGGTCATGCTCTCACGGAAAAAGATCATCTCTGTAGACTCCTGCTTAAATCCCTCACGGACTCTGATCATCGGAATTGCATCAAAATTGCTTGGCTTTAAGATGGCATTTAAGCCTTTGTGCGTCTTAATCCATTTTAATGACAAGCCCAGCTTCTTTCTGTTTGGGAAAAAAGCCTTTCCGACAAAGCCCATGGCATTACTTGGATCTTGTGTACGTCTTGCGGCAACTGCCTGTGAATCATAAATATCTGTAATTAAAACTGCCATTGCTCCTCCTTTTTTTACTCAACCACGATCATAGGCAGGATCTTAGTTAAGTCTGCATCATAAGTGATTCCTGCATTCTGTTCTGCTCTTGACTTGTTAATGTATGCCTTTTTAAGAATCGTTCCTTGTGGCCGATGCTCATACACATCAAAAAGCAAGATTCCAGCTCCGCCTGTCCATGGTGTTGCTGCAACTACTGTTCCTGTTCCACTAATTACACTCCCTGCCTTTACAACCTTCTCTCCGGTATCACTATCAGTAGTGCTGACATCTGTAAAATCAATAGTCATTGGCACTCCTTCGAACACCTCTCTGTTTAAGATCTCTGCACCGGATGGACGTATCTCGGTCGTTGCATATCTCATGTCTCCTCTTGCCATTTCTTACTTCCTTTCTTTACATGTATTGTTTCAGCACAGACTCGTCGACTTCTGTCGAATATGTCGGTAGTGACTTCATGAGTTCAACAGCCTTGCTCTCGTGACTGTCTCCATGGCCGGCATTGACTTCGCCGCGCTCTGCCAGAAACTCCTGCATCATCTTTGATTTGAGCGTTTTCATGTGCTGTCTCAAGATTTCGTTTTCTTTGTCGCTGTCTCCATCAGCTCTTGCTTCTGCGTACTGCTGCGCTACTTCTTTGGACATTTCCAAAGTATCCATGTACGTATTGGTAGATTTCATAATTGTCAGCTCACGCTGCATCGCCTTAAACTGCTTGTCTCTCTCGGCTTCCGCTTCTTTCTTTGCTTCTGCTTCCTTCTCTTGAGCTGTCATCTTTTCTCTGAGTTGCTTTGTTTTAGCTGCATTCTCGGATGCCAATGCATCAGCTTTGTTTGTGAGTTTCGCGATTTGTGCGTTTGCCTGTGCAAGCTGCACTCTTAATACATCAGCATCAGTTTCCGGTTCGTGATCATCACCTGATCCCTTTGGCTCTTCATGAGTTTCAACCTCCGGTGTCGGCTCTGCAAAAAGCTGCAGGTTTAATTTTCTCTTTGTGGCATTGCGTTCAAATGTTCTAAAAATCGGCTGAGTCTTCATAGATTCATTCCTTTCTGCGTTTGTGCGGTTCTCTCCGCTTTGATTTGTGCGATTATTAAGCTCTTCTCTGAGCTGTTTTGCTCCTTAAAGTCCGTCTCCGACTTGTTTGCCCTAATTTTGTGCAAACAAAAAGCCCTTCAAACCTTCGTTTAAAGAGCCTATTCTTTGCATAAATTAAGAGTACGTCACCCAGCAGCGACAATTGATCACTTCCTCTGGGTTAGTAAAAGCAACTGCCATATCATGTGGATACCGCATAAGTGCTTTGCCTACTAAAAAGTAGTTGTTTATTGGTATAGTCGTTTGATCTTCCTTGTGGTGTGTTTCACGTTCTTTTCCGTCTATAATTGTGTTCCATGTTTTGTATGTTTTATTTCTGGTTGCCTCTTTGAAGTCTTTATGGTTTAAAAAATCAAGGGCTGTGTTTTCACTGACCAGACGTATTCGGTCTTCCGAGACATAATATTTTTCGTTGACATGATCCACAGTTACCTGTGCTGTAGATAAGCAAAAATCTGATATATAAGCCTTTGTCTCGCTGTCAAGGTCAATATATCGTGCAATCCATTTCAGCAATTTTGTTTCAAATTGTTCTGCTGCTTTCTTAGTATCAACTCTACCTGTCTCTTTCATAATCAGGATGAGTAAAATTAAAAAACGCATATCATCTTCAATTTTGTCTGAAAATTCAATGCGTTCCTGTTTTTGCTTTTTTGTGATTCCCATTTCACCAAAAAATCTATTGTATGGCATGGACCGTATCTTTTCAATTTCGTCAAATCCAAATATCTGTGCCATATCATCACCTTATACTTTCCCAGTTATAGGGCTTGTTTCCAACTGATCTATTTGTCTATCAGTTGGTTCACTGTCTTCCGTTGCTGTGGTTCCGCTTGATGCAGCAGCCCTTTGTACTGCTTCTATCATTTCCTTGCTGTCGTTCCATGTAGCCTCGGTGTCTTCAAAACCGTCAATAAATTTAAGCGCGTGTCTACCATGTACACCAGTCTTAATAAGGGTTGATAAAGCATTTGCTTTAACAGACATGTCATAGTTCTTTCTTCTTGAGAAGTGGAAATTGATGTCTCCAACATGTACTCTTTTGATTGGATCATCGTCTTTAAGCACATTTGATGGAGTTAATTGGAGCACTTTTATGATAAGTTTAAGCTCCTCTCTCTGTGCCTTGCTCACAATCTGCTCCTCACGCACAGCGTCAATCTCAGCTGCACTCCATCCACTAGACATATCCATTGCCGTTCCCGTTGAGCCACCGCCTTCTGAATCTTGTTGTGTAGGTACTTTACATTTTTGCAAAATTCTTCGCCAGCGTGTATCTATCGCTGTTAATGTTGCGTTTGTATCAAATGCATTAGATAGCGCCTTGATTTGCGGTGTCTTTCCATCTGGTGTTGTGCTAGTAAGTACCCATTGCCCCGACTTCACTTCTATAGGCTTCTTAGTTTTGGGGTCAACTGGGAAATCAACATCATTACCCCACCATATCTCCTGAGTTTGTTGCGCTGTAAGGTTTGCAAAATCAGAGACTAGCGTGTTAAGTTCGATACAATCTGATATTTGCCTCTCAAAGCAGCCTGTTCTGTCAACAGATCTCTCGTATTCGACTATTGCTATTTTTTTGAGTGGATTTAATGATTTTTTAACAATTTTGCCTTTTGAGACTTCAAAGCGCATCTTAGGAGTAAAGCACGTAAAATATTGTTCACCATTGTCCGTTCTGTATGTTACTCCCATTAGCTTCTTTTGTTTGGCATCATTGCTATATACGCAAAAAGCATATCTTGGGTCTAACGTATATATATCCACAAGAGCTTCGTCATCTTCTTCAAAATCGGTTTTAACGTCAACAAGTCGGTATCCCACACCTACTTTCTCAACAAAATTGCCAAGCTCCTGATTCTTGTAACCAATGTCGCAGGCATTTGTAAGCATTTCATTAAGTGCAGATATTCCTTCATCGTCTAAGCCTGCTGGTGTTTTGTGAGCGTCTTTGTCAGATCGCTGTATCAGCATTGCTGGCGTTCCCCAAAAATACGCCATTTTGAAATCAGTAATGTAGTTTGCGGCATTATCAGTTACTTTAATATTGATCTCAGGGCGAACAATTTTAGGTCTGTCCAGTGGTTGATCGCCGGCTTCAAAATCTATAAGATATTGCATCTCTAACCGATTAAATTTATGCTTCTCATATGCTTTTGACAATTCTTTGATTATGTTGTCGGCAGTGATTTCTTTTGCGTCCGTATATATCTTTTGACGTCCCTTTAGCATCCACATTCTGTTCGCCCTCCTTTCTTAATAGAATCTTTTGCCGCTGCTGCTTTTAGCTTGTATCTTTTTTATAGGCTTAACTGACTGTACAGTACCGTCTTTTGTAAGAATGCAAGTCATTTGCTCGCATTTCCTGCATTGCACTTCAAAAGCGTTTGTCGCTTTCTTGTCATAGTGGAAAATAATTCTTCCACAATTGGGGCATGTAATTATCTGGCTACTCATAGTGTTTCAGCCGACAGCAGCATGGAGTCCTGCAATTTGTATACTTCGTCCTGGAAAGACTCGTAATCAGCATTGCATTCCTTCCTATTCTGCTTATATAGCTCATGGTCGTTTATCCAGTTGCTAAACTGCACTTCTTTAGGATTGTTTGAGTTGATCGATGCTTGAAACGCAAAAACCACTTGATCATTTACTGTGCTGTCTCCTGACAGTGATATACTCTTGCTTCTAATCGTTAACATAGTCATCTCCTTTTTGGGTAATAAAAAAGCGCCATACATATGTACGACGCAGTTAACTTTATTTCATATTTTTCTATTATTGAGACTATCATAGTAATAGCATGTATTCAAGATGATATCTTGTGTCATTTAGTGATATTAAATGATAGGTTTTAGTGTTATAGGTAACCATGAAATTCCAATTAAAATGTCATAGTTAATATTGAATTGTTTTTTTATCTACCTACCAATGCTTTCCTTGATTGATAGCTTGATTACTCTCTTGATTACTCTCTTGATTACTCTCTTGATTACGGGAGTTCTGAAGGCCGCATAAATGCTAGCTTTTTGATATGCATAGGTAACCAAGAAATTCCACATGAGTAACCAAGAAATTCCACATGAGTAACCAAGAAATTCCACATGAGTAACCAAGAAATTCCACATGA